TTGGAGAGAGTAGCAGGAGATATTGAAAAGAGGCCAGAACACTACTTCAAAATGTTTGAAGTCCAAATCGATGATGCTCATCTCAAAATGTGGGAGCAACGATACCTCTACCCTCTGCTCTGTCAGATCGTCATTTGGTGGGAGTCAATAAAACAAAACCCTTTCGATCCGTGGATAGGCGTAGACGGTCAACCAAATCCACATCATTACCTAAGACCGTTCGGAATATACGATCCAATGTCTCACGGTCTAGGAGACTACTTCAATCGCGTCGTAAATGGTATCGACGTAGGACTAGAACCTAACTGCGATGTTTTCCCCGAATTGGCAGAACCATAACGATCTGCTACAATACGTCCCCTCTGTTTTTACTCTCTTGAAAGGTGTTCACCATGCCTCCATCCGATCATATCATCTGGAAGATCATTACCATTACTGTTCTCTCAGCGGTGCTAATGTTCATGCTTCATTTTAATTACATCCACGGATTGGAACTTAAAGACTGGAGTACTCTTGGAGCAATTGTAGCAACCTACCTTGGAATTCAAGGGGCGAAGACTCTAACGATTCCCAAGCCCGAGCAATAGTTCCTCTCCCTCCAGAAGATACTAGGGACTTCACTTTAACCCCACTTGAAAGATTAACATGGTTGTAGCAAAACAGATCAAGAATAAAAAGAAGAAACGTAAACCTGCTGAGGATGATAACACAATTCCAGCAGTAGGAGAGTACAACGAACCTCCGAATGAGTTCACTGATTATTGCTACATCATCTACGGACAGAAGGGTATTGGTAAAACTACCCTCTGTTCACAACTGTCTGAAAAGACATTGGTATGTATGTTCGAGGATCGGTACAATACCAAGATTCGTATGAAAGCGTTCCCGTCGAAGACAGTGGAAGAGATGGAGAACGGAGAACCGGACCCTTGGGCTAATTTCAAGGGTGTGGTTGAGAATGCAATGGACCCTGATGCTAACGTCGATATTATCGTAGTTGATTCAGTGGACCTAGCTTATCAAGCTTGTATGAATCATATCTGTAAAGAGAATGGTATCTCTCATCCAAACGATATGAATGATTACGGAGCTACTTGGAATGAAGTCTCTGCTGAGTTCCGGTCAGTAATGGAATCGATTCGTAAGCATTCAGGACTGTGCTTAGTGCTTATCTCTCACTGTACTGAAGATCGGTTTGAGATTAATTCTGCCAGCAAAGCAGACTTAAAGAAGCATACCGTCTATAGCCCTAGTTGTGCTAAGAAACCATCGGAGTATGTGAAGCAGGCTTGTGACTTTGCTTTCTTCTATGGGAAGCATAAAGGTTTTCGAGCTATGCACATCCGATGGGAGGATAACATTTGGACTGCTTGCGGGAATGATGATAGGTTCCTTGATACCGATGGTCAAATGATTGCAGCCCTGGAGATTCCAAGTAAGGAAACTGCTGGACAAGCTGTACGTGCCGCATTTGAAAACGAACCATTCTCATTAGTAATTGAACATTGGGAAGGAGGAGTAGTTCCCGAAGCACCTGAAGACGATTCTGAAGAGACGCCCGCCCCAACTAGAAAGAAAAAAGTTAAGAGAAAATCTGTATAATTTCTCTATAATGCATTGACAGAAGACGATTCTAAGTTTACATTACTCACACGATTGTTACCTAGACCCTACTAAAGGAAATCTGATCTATGGCTGTACCAAAGAAAGCACCTGCTAAGAAGACTGCTCCAGCTAAGGGCAAGCAGGTAGAAGTATCCAAATCGGATATGGTCAAGAAGTACGCGAAGTTCAACAAGACCATCAAACGGACTGGTAAGGAAACTGCTCCAGCCGGATTCGTTAAGGATGAAGAAGTTATCAAGCTTCTAGGTCTTAAGCCAGGATCGGGCCAAACAGCCAAGGCTCGCTTGACCAGTGTTAAGTTTGTCAAGGTCAATGATTCTGAAGTTCTTAAATTCCGCTTTGTGATTCAATCCGGCAAAGGTAAAGGAACTCCAGTAGGAACCGATATTTGGTTCGATGCTGACGATGAAGAGAGAACAGAGAAGTCTCTGAAGGAAGTTATCTTCATGCTTCAGAAACTCGGATACGATACCAGCGAAGAACTGGATATGTCCAAGTTGTGTGACTTGGCCGATGACCTTTCCGAAGAGAAACCATACTGCGTTATCTACGTCAATTGCTACAAAGGTAAATCTGGCAAGAGTAAGGGTGTAGTCAAGTATGGAGTTCGTGTTAATTCTTCCTACGATCCTGAATCTGATGAGGAAGTAGATTCGGATGAAGAGGATGAGGAAGAAGATGAAGACACCGAAGAAGATGACGATTCGGATGATGAAGAAGAAGAGGCTCCAAAAGCTAAGAAGGGTGCTGCTAAGAAGACTGTGAAGAAAGCAGAGCCTGAGGAAGAAGAGGAAGATGAGGACGACGAAGAAGACGAAGATGAAGAAGAGGAAGAGGAAGAGGAGCCACCAAAAAAGTCCTCTTCAAAGTCTGCTACTATTGCAACCAAAAAGGCTACAACGAAGACTGCATCCCCTTCTAAGTCCAAGAAAGAAGAACCTGAATACGAAGACGTAGAGGACGATGAAGAGGAAGAAGAGGAAGTTGACGCAGACGATCCTTCTACTTGGATTGGTCAATCTGCTAAGATTAAACCTGAAGGTGAGAAGAAGCTTTCGGTATGGGAAATCACCAAGTTTGACAAGAAGAAAAACCTCCTTACGATCAAACAAGGTAAGGTTACCAAGACTTGTTCACCAGACGATGTTAAAGACTTCGTTGAATAACTGATCTGCTAGTAGTCTCATCAATCTCTATCTCATCTCTGATCCAGGGTACTAACCCTACCCTGGATTTTCTACACCTAGGCGAATCATGGTAGACTTTGCTAATCTTCGAGAACGTAATAAATTCAAGAAGTTTCATCAAATTAAGTTTACCCGCTTCCTTGCCTTGGATACAGAAACTTCAGGCTTGGATTTAGTTCATGGTTGTGCAGCATTCGCAGTATCCACTTGTGACAATGAAGGGAACATTCATTACTTCGAAGTTCCTGTAGACCCCACCAATCGTAAACCACTTTGGACTAAGAAGCTAATCAAGCAACTGGAAGCTTTAGTGCTGTCCTTTAAGGACGGTCATTATGTGTTCCATAATCTCATATTTGACGTTAAAGTACTTTCGAAACTAAGCAAAGTCCTACGAAGATTTTTCAGAAGCTTCGACGTAACCCGTATGCACGATACGATGGTCCTAGCTCACCTCCTAGACTCCAAAGGCCCTAGGGGTCTCAAAGACCTCTCAGTGCTCCACCTGGACTGTCTAGACGATGATGAAGAAGACTTAGACAAGACAATCAAGAAACTCCACTTTGTAGCTAAAAGAGTAGGCTGGGATTATGCAAGACCAAATCATCCTCAATTCCCTGGAGCTAAATCGAAGTGGCACAAAATGGATATGTGGCTTGCCAGAGCCTATGCTGAATCCGAACACTTTGAAGGAACAAAAGAGTATCGAGACTTTCTTATTAATGTCTGCGGTAAATATGCCAAGCAAGATGCCGAACGAACAGCAGGTCTCTTCAATGTATTCGTTGGGTCAATCAACGAGGACCCACAAGCAGTTTCTGCTTACCGTATTCAACAGCGTTGCTTCTTCCCTCTAATCGATATGGAAGAGAATGGTATCCACCTTCTCCCTGATGAATTTGACGATCAGTTAGCAGAGTATCGAGACCAACGAGAGACCTTCCTAGCATCCCTACGCACCCTCTGTGATGATCCAGATCTGAACCCTGAATCTGGACCCCAAGTCAAAGAAGTTCTTTATTCTCACTTTGGATTCCAACCAGAGAAGACTACTAAGACTGGAGCACCATCCACCGATAAAGGAGCATTGGCAGGGTTACTCTATCAGAAGAATACCTTACAGGCTAAACGCTTTGCAGCAACACTCTTACGATACAGAGCTACCAATACAGCAGTAACCTATCTGGAATCTTATGATCGATTCCAATTCAATCGCTTCCTACACCCTAACATGAACATTGTAGGGACTGCTACTACCCGTCTCTCCTCCTCAGAACCAAACGGACAGAACGTATCCAAAGGTAGAGAGACTGAAGACCTAGATGAAGACGGTAATAAAATCATCCTTTACTCATTGCGAAAGGTATTTGGTCCTCCTCCTGGATACGATTGGTATGCTATCGACTATGACCAACTTCAGATGAGAATCTTTGCATTCCTCTCTGGAGAGAAATCTCTAATGGATGCTCTAGGAAGAGGATTCGACTTTCACACTACAGTTGCTCAAGAGATATTTGGGGTAGATGTTCCAAGTAAATCTCAACGAAGAATTGCTAAGAACGTAAACTTCGGAATCATCTTTGGTGCTGGAGAACGTAAGATCGAATTGATTTGTGGTAAGAAGGGAATCTATAAGCAGTTTACTCGTATGTACCCTAACGTCGCTTCCTACATCGCTTCTACATCCGAAGAGGTACGTAAGAATGGTTTCATTAGAACAGCTTCTGGCTACCCCCTCACAGTCCCCCGAAACAAAGCCTACGCAGGAGTTAATTACAGAGTACAAGGAACGGAGGGAGACATTGTTAAATACACTCTTGGAAACATTTACGATTACCTCCAGTTCAACGAACCATCTATTCAGATCATCCTACAAGTCCACGATGAATTCCTCTTCCAATGCCCCAAGGGAGTAGAGTTCCCAGTCAAACATATATGTGACCTCATGGAACAAGCTGGAGATAACTTCAATGTTCCATGTAAAGCCAAACCTGAAAAACTTCCTCACAACTGGGGAAGCCCTGAAGCGATTGCTGTTTAATAACTTCTCCCCCCTCCAGAAAGACAAGACGATGAAAGCTACATTTAAGTTTGAGAACATTGAATCCGCAATTCCAGTTAATGAGTTCAATAGTCCTAAAGCAGCCTTACGTTGGGCACTATATTTCTATGGTATGTGCTCAGTAGAGTTTGATGAGGTTCTAACTGATTGGGTCAACGCTGGAGAGAAAGACAGAGACCGTTTATCACGAACTCAATGGATTGATCGTTGTCTTGAATCAAGAGATGAACACAACAAACAATACAAACCAGAGATTGACGCATCTCTAACAGTTCCTGAAGACCTTCCTCGAATTGACTTTCGAGATACCTTTGAGTGTATCGTTGCTCGTATTCGTAAGATGGGAGAGACCTTCGAAGTCCCAATGCTGGAGAAGCCTACCAATCTAGGGAAGGTAAGACTAGAAGCGTTTGTTAAAATCCTCTCGGAAGAAGTAGAGGAGTTTGGAGGAGCAATTGTAGGTGATGAAGCAGACGATACGATTGATTTAGTAACTGTGGCGGATACTTTAGGTGATGTTATTGTCTACGTAGTATCAGAGGCTCAACGCTGGGGTATTCCAATCGTAGCAATCCTTCATGCTATCCTAGACAGCCAAGACTCTAAGTTAATCGATGGTAAGCCGCTATGGAACGGAGAACATACCAAGTTCATTAAAGGACCCAACTACGTTGCTCCTGAACCTGTGATTGCACAAATCTTAGAAGAGTATTCCAATGGGATTGATTGGACCACGATTTTTATCAACAAAATTGAAGAAGGGCTAAACGATGCTAAAGGAAAAGACTCTCAGTAACTGGTGCGTAGCAGGTCGATGTTTAATTGGAGTCAACGATAACGGTAAGAATATAAGAACCTCAATGCTCGTTTCAAGAGATGGGCATAAGGTCACAACGATAAGTGGATCAGTATACGTACTTACTGATCCACCTCATCCTTACATGGTAAGTCAAGAATGTTTGAAACTTTACCATGAAGCTAGTACGTACCAAGAAGCAATTGACAGAGTAATTCAACTTAATAAAATCAGAACAGTCCAAGATGACAGAACTTAAGTTTATTTCTAATATTACGGTAGAACTACAACAAGTTTCCGCCAACGATCTATCTGTACTACATGCTGCAAGAGTATCTACTCGCGGACAAGTAGGGCAGGAAACTCAACCACCTGAAGCAGAGATTGAAGGGCTCATCAACTATCTCATCCAACATCGACACGGTACACCCTTCGAACATAACTTCTTTCAATTCTTTGTTCATGCCCCGATATTCGTATGGCGTGAGTGGCATCGTCACCGAATCGGATTCTCATATAACGAAGAGAGCGGACGATATAAAAAATTAGACCCGGTGTTCTATATGCCTCCGAATAATCGTCCGATGCTCTGCGTTCCGAATTGGAAACCAGGACGGCCAAAGTTTCTCACTCCTAGAGAAGTAGAAGGAGGATTAGAAAAATGGTCACAATGTTGTGACAACCTGGAGCACTCCTATCGTATGGCGTATCCAATGTACGAAGCCAACCTTGAGTTGGGCATTGATCCAGGGCTAGCCCGAGACTGCCTGCCAGTAGGAATATACTCCTCTTGCTGGGTATCTTGCAATGCTCGTTCTCTCATGGCGTTTCTATCACTACGAACCCATGATGCTGACGCTAATAAAGTTAGCTATCCTCTGTACGAGATTGAAGTAGCAGCCCGTAGAGTAGAGGATATATTTGCTACTTGTATGCCTATTACCTACGCCGCATTCTGTAAACATGGAAGACAAGCACCATGATTGAGGACTACCCTAAATGTCCTCATTGCAACTGTCAACGATTGGGATACTTTCCTGCTACCCGAACTTTCTTATGTAAACAATGCTCCGAACGGTTTCAGGTACAAAAACAAATGGACCTTACTCAACAATACTACCTACTAAACAATCCTCAATTTAAGGAGACACCGATGGAAAAAGAACAAGTAGCTGATCCGAAGAAAGCCAAGACAGATAAAGTTGGAACCGGACTAACAATGGTTCCAATGTACTCTGTACTAGAGATAGGAAGCATCTTCGTTGAAGGATTAAGGTATGGTAGAGACAACTGGAAACAGGGAGTTAATGATCCTGAATTCCAAGAGGAAAGACTAGAACACGCTATACTCCACCTAATCAAATGGAAAGAGGGAGACCGATCAGAGAAACACTTAGCTAAAGTAGCTTGGTTCTGTTGTGTTCAGATGGAGCTAGAACGGCTAGAATCAGAAACCCAAACTAAAGCTAATTAATTCCTCCGAACCTTCTAGACCTACCCGAGTATCAAATGGACTTTATCCGCATTTACGAATTCTACAAAGTTACTTTCAATGAACAGAAAGGTGACAACAAATATGGAGATTGCCCCTTCATTGGTTGTGAGAAGGAGAACCACTTTTCAGTTAATGTTACTAACGGATTGTACCGCTGTCTTAAATGCGGTATGCAGGGTAATGTCTTTGCATTCCTGACTGAACTCCATAAGCAGTATTTGGATATCACTCCTCTCCAGAAGTACAAGGAACTTGGTAGAGAGCGATCAGTATTAAGTAAGACGCTACAGACAGCAGGATTAGCCTACGATGAGAACTGGAATCGTTGGTTAGTATCATTCAAGGACAAAGGGACCTGCCTGAATAACTTAGGAGTGTTCTGGCCTGGATCGTCCAACCCATACCGTATCCTCAAGGCTCCAGAGCTACCAATCAAACTCTATCGACCATTTGACAACAAACGCTTCACGGAAGACATTCATGCGTTTGAAGGTGAGTGGGATCTATGGGCTTCTAAGTCTGCATTTAGTAAAGCAGGGATGAAAGCACCATCATTGATATCAACATCAGGAGCCACAACCTGGACTCCAGATATGAACAAAGCAGTCAAGGGTAAGAACGTAGTATTCTTCTTTAACCAGGATAAAGGAGGTGAAGACGGTAAGAAGCTTGTTACCAAACGAGCAAAGGGTTTCACGTACTCATTTGCTGGTTGGTCTCCAGACCATGATCCAGAGACGATTAACGATGTACGAGACCTCTGGAAGACATCTAAAGACAAAGCCTCTGTAGCTCTTACTCTAATGGATATGGCTAACTCTCCTCAAGGCGTTACTATAGATGAAAGTGGAACGAATACAGGCAATGGTCAATCTCATTTCCGCACCTCCATTGAAGACATAGAACCAGTTGAGAGTTACGATCAATGGCTATCAGTAATCAAGGAACATCTATACCTTAACGAATCTATGCGACGAACATACGAGTTCCTTGTAGCAACATCATTATCAGTACACCTCCCCGATAAACCTCTATGGAGTATGGTAGTAGGTGCAGCATCAACAGGTAAGTCAACTGCCCTAGATTCTCTGGGAGGAACTAACGAGTACTTTGAATACGCTTCTAAGGTAACTTCTGAATCATTTGTTTCTGGTATGTCAAAAGGAGAAGTAGATGAAATCTCTCTTATGGCTAACATCGACCGTAAGACGTTGGTTATTGGCGATCTTACTGGTATTCTTAGTCTTCCTATCTTGGTACAGCAAAAACTTTGGGGACTCCTCAAAGAAGCATACGGGGGAGTCTTAAAGGTAACCTTCGGTAACCAAGCTCCCAAGGAATACTACGGTAAAAAGTTCTGTATGATTGCTGGAGTCACCCACGCTATCTACAACTTCAACGAATCCGATATGGGTGAACGCTTTGTCAAGATCGACTTTGCAGGTCGAGACTTTGATGAAGATGCTCAGATGGATCAAGCTATGATGAATCAGGACAATTGGCCTGAGATTGAAAAGATACTCCGAGAGAATATGCTCGGATATCTACGTCACCTTCATAACAATACAGACTTCACAACACCTCCTCAAGTCGGTACGGAGACTGAAGAACGTATTAAGATGCTCGCTAAGCTGGCAACCAAACTCAGAACTAAGGTAAGCAAGGATCGGTTCGAGGGAATGATTGCTAGACCTGTAGCAGAGTCTCCTACTCGCTTTGCCTTACAACTCAAGACCATAGCCAAGGGTCTTATGTGGGCAAAGCAAGAAGAAGAAGTTACAACCGATATCTACGAAACTTTACAAAAGGTAGCTTTTGACTCTTGCCCTGGACTAGCTCTAGAGTGTATAAACTATATACATAAAGTAAAAGCTTGCTCAATAAACACTTTAGTAAATCGTCTTCAAATCCCGAAGACTAGAGTACATCAGATCATCGTTGACTTCTGTCACTTAAACATCCTAGAGAAGTGCAAAGTCAACAACGGTTCTGGGCAAAGAGGAAGAGATGCTTCTTTCTACCAAGTAAGCGAAACTATTCAGGGCTGCTTAGACAACGCAACTCCTAAGAAACAATCCCGCTTCAGTAAACTCCCTAGACGAAAAGTAACCTCATGATCGTATCCTATGTTCAAAAGTTAATGCGAGTAGAACAGAACCCTAACTCTAGCGCACTCAAGGGCCCGACCATTACTGAAATCGCAGTACGGTCAATGTTCCAGTTCGACATTAATAAAATCCTATCTCCTGGAATCCGTCAAGCAGCAATCAATGACCTTAACGCGTTCTTTGATTCTGTTGCGACGGGTACTACTCTCCCTCCAGGAGAACAAGCAACTTCAGGAGATGCTAAGCTCATGGCAGCAGACCTAAGGAATGTTGCGAACATGCTAGAGGATGGAACCCGAGTATTAGGGATTGCATCTTTCAACTCAGATGATGGTAAGCGTACCTTGATTATCGAAATCAAACTCCCTCAGTAGTTTTTATATGGGGTCGCGGCACATCCGTTAAACCAAGGGTTTGAATCCCTAGGCCCCTCCTTTAACCCTTTGAAAGCTAGACGAATGTGGATTGTAATTCTATCAGGTGGTTTTCAACCTCGAACCCTCCAACTCCCTACAGGAGATGAAAAGCTCCGTACTGTCCAGTACGACGATATGGATGCTCTCATCCAGGACCTCAGAGGTAAGTTCATTGGTAAGCTTCCCTCAGTACCTGGAAAGGACTTAAGTACTGAAGAACTTGAGCACAACATTTGGGGACTCAACATTACTACTGGCGAATCACTCCTCCTTAATGACTTAATCAAATGAAACGAGAACTACCAAAGTCCGTTAAACTTGCTCAACGGAAACTGACTAAGGAGCAAGCCCAAGATATCCTTGATTCAACGATCAACACTCCAGCCATTAAACTTGCCAACGAGTACAATGTTTCTGTCAAGACGATCAAGGATATCAGAGCCCGACGATCCTGGACCCATTTACAGAGGTCATAATGGCTGTCATTTACGGACCTCAGAAAGCATTCTTCAACGGAGCTTATCTAGGTCAACTGTCTCTACCGTTTTAAGACGTTATCAAAATGGGTGTTATGATGAGTGGCTTAGAACAAGCAACTACACCAAAGAAACCAGAAGTAGTCCTAATCGGTATGACTGGGGAAGACTTGGTGTGTACGTACAAAGACGCAGTAATCATCCTCACCGATAAGGAGAGACTGGAGAACAATTTCAAGGATGTTGAGGATATTAAAAAGTTCGCTCAACATAAGTACTTTAGAACTGTTCAAGAATCAAAGACGAAAACTGCTTACCACGTTCCTAAGGTAAAGAAGAGTGTCGGAGGGAATCCTACTACCCTCAAGGCTCGTAAGAAACTACTCGCTCAAAAGTTGAAAGGTAATCATGACAAACTCGTTACGGATATTGATAGCAGACTCCCCCGAAAACGCCCCACATTATCGTAGAGATGCAATCGACATTAGAGCCGCAACTCTTCATACAGCAATCATTGTTAAAAATGGCACTGTAGAAGGAAGACCAACTGTAGACTTTCAATTCAAAACCATTGATGGTGATGAATTCGTAGCTATGCTTACTGGTAACCTTGTTAAACAATTAGCAGCAGCAATAGCTGGAGTAGAACAACGATAATGGCTAAGTCTAAACTCAACCCAATTCTTTCAGCACTCCCAAAGTCATTACAATCTCAGGTAATCTACCTAGATCAAGTAGACCTCTACATCCTCCAGTGTGACCCGAGAACACTAAACGAGAATCCAAAGAATTGGAGAGTTCATACTCAACGTCAAAGAGCAACCTTCAACGCATTCAAGAAGAAGTATGGTTGGTTAGGCTTCGTAATCTACAATCTCAAGACCTCTAAGCTTCTAGATGGTCACATGCGAGTAGAGGAAGCTATAAAGGACAAAGAACCCTATGTCCCTGTAATCCTTAAGTACGTAGATGAGGATGGAGAGAATGAAGTCCTAGCTACCCTAGACAACATTGGACTCTTAGCTAAGCGTAACAACGAAGCTCTGAAATCCTTAACTGAAGCTACCAAGGAGAGAATGGGCAAAGTTAAGAACGCACAAGAACAGAAGCTAGCCCAACTCTACGAAGACCTATCTGAAGTATCTGAGAACGAAGACTCACCATCTGTCCTTCTCCCCCAGAGTAAGAAGAAGATTCGTCCACCCAAGATTAAACAAGAAGAGGAACCAGAAGATGGACCTGAACAATCCTACGAACCAGGAGATGGGATCGAACGGGATGTGCATGCCGAAATTATCAATGATGACGTTATGTTTAACGGGACAACATGGCTGGGAATTCCAGAACTCCTTTCTTCAGAACTTGCTGGACCAGACCTCTTGCCCTCCAGAACATACGTTAGAGACGCTTATGGAGAGGACGCCTATTTTTGCGTATCTTCCGGCCCGTTTACCGAAGGAGAACCTATTGGAACTCTTGGATTCTATACAGAAGACCATAGATTTAACGATAGCTATTCCAACGCAGGAGTATTCGCAGAATATCTTAACGATCTGCAACCTAAATGTGTCCTCACCCCAGATTTTAGCACTTACTCAGATTGGCCAGGAGCACTACGTATCTTCTCTCTGTATCGCTCCAGGTGGGTCGGAAGATTCTGGCAAGAACTGGGTTTCCCGATTGTACCTTCTATCCAATCCTTGGGTGATGCGACTACAACTAGAGAGTTTGCTCTGGAAACACTTCCTAAGCATTGTCCCTCACTTGCGATCCAATGCCGAAAGTCAGACAATGAGGGACTTCTCTCCTTCATTAAACTAATTATCTCTGTACGTAAACCTGAAGCATTCTTACTCTATGGAGGGGAGGAGAAACAAAAGTATCTTCACGGACACCTACCTAAGGGTGTAAAATATATCTACCTACCCCAATACACTGAGAAACGTAGAAAACTTAGAGCAAGAAAGTAGTACTCAATGGCCAAGAAAAAAGCAGCACCTGGATTCAAACTCAGCGGTAGGAAATCTCCTAAACAAAAGGACAAAGAGAAGGTAGGTAAGGTTCGAGGATCAGCCCCCAAAGAGAAATCGGGATCATCCTCAAAGACAGCATCCCCTACAAAGCAGAACCGAAAGAATGCTCGTAAGGTGAAAGACAAAGCAGCCCGTAAGAAAGCTGTTGAGAGAGTAGCCAAGACCAGCACCAAACGCAATGCTAAGGCTCGTAAGGATGCTGCTTCAAAGGGCAAAGCCACAACAGCTAAATCTTCTCGTAAGACTACTCGACCAGTTAAGAAGAAAGCAGCGGTTAAAGCCCCTAAGTCTCTAGGTAAGCGAGTAGGTAGAGGTCTCTTCGGAGGGAATAAAAAGTAGCTAATTAAATCTACAATAACACTCCTGTACTTCCAGAACTGAACAGTGTATACTTCTAGTTCTGGTTGTCATAAAAACATTTCAACTCCACTTTTCAGGAAACATACAAATGGTCAAGAAAGAAAAACGAATCAAAGCTACTTCCACAACTGCCAACGCTTGGAAGCGTCTAGAGTTCTCAGAATTCACTCACTGGACTACCCGTCACAAGATGGATAAGCTTCCAGACATTAAAGCTAAGGTCCTCAAAGCCTCAGCCGAGACAGTGGAAGAAGCAGTAGCATTGTCGCTCGCATTGACGTTACTCCAAGGTTTGGCCGATAAGGACCTCCAGACACGTTTTGACGCTATTTGTGCAGTTGAGTCAGAACAGTTCCATAAGGACTTTCCAGGCTACGTATACGTGCTAGGGGGCCGCAATAAGGGCTCCAAGGCTGGAATGACCCAAGAGACTCCAAGGGGCCAAGTAACCGATCCTGATGAAGACGATGCTCCAGTCAAACCCAAGAAGAAAAAAGCTAAAAAGTAGTTGACTTGATAAACCGAATCAGCTAACTTGAAAACAGCCCGTGAATGGGACGCTAACCGCTGAAACACCCTGCTTGATTATCAATGTCAAGCAGGGTGTTTTCGTTTAACTCTCCAGCATTCTCTGAATATCTAAAATCCGTTTTCAGAATTCAAATCTTTCTTGATTAACTATCCCAAACTTTTGAGCGGGTATCTCCCTCCCCAGGAGAACTAGAAACTCAGTTTCGATTATTCTCTAAATTTTCTCTGTTTCCCTTTGACCGCCACAATCGATATCAGTACAATCCTTCAAGTCAGACAGCTTACGGGGCTGTCAATGTTCTCTACCGTTTCGAAAGTCATTGTCATGGCAAAGCTTCTACGTAAGATCAGTTCCGGTTCCAAAGCATCTCACCTCTCTATCCGAGCACTTGCCGGAACTGGAAAGACCACAACTATTTGTTGGGGATTCAGTGGTACTCCTAAAGGGGTGAAGCTCTCAGAAGAACAATCCCCAATCATCGCAGCTATGCAGTCAGAGAAGCCTAAGACTGCTCGATTCACAGCATTCAGTAAAGCAATCGCTACTGAACTCTCTACTCGCCTACCTGAATCAGTTCAATCATCGACCAATCACTCCCTAGGCAAATCCACATTGTATGAGAACCTTGGACGACATAAGGTCTCTGCTTGGAAGACTCAGAACATTTGCGAAGACTTGTACGGCAAAGTATCTGACGCTAAAGATAAACGAGCTACACTTAACCAGTACCGTGAGATTGGCGATATCGTATCGATCAGCAAAGCTTGCTTAGCTGGTTCTGAAGATTGCTTAGGTACAGGTGAGTACCACGCAGAACCTGAGGACCTAGCCTCAGTATGCTCCTTCTATTCGGTCGAATGCTCAGATACTTCACTAGCCAAAGCTATCGAGGTCCTGAAGGTATCTTGTGAACGTACAGACTGGATTGATTTTGACGATATGATCTGGCTTCCTGCAATGCACAACCTCCAACCCGAGATTGTAGACTTCGGAGTTATCGATGAAGTACAGGACACGAACAAGGCTCAACAGTGGCTTGCTACCCACTCATGCCGACGACTCTGTACTGTAGGTGATATCAATCAGTCCATCTTTGGATTCGCTGGAGCTGATCCTACATCAATCCCCAACCTCGAAGAGTGGATGCTCTCCTCCCCCAGAAAAATGCAGGGCTTTGCTCTAACTGAAACTCGTAGATGTGCTAAAGCAATTGCCCGAGAAGTCCAGAAGATCATACCTGGATTCAGAGCACATCCAGACAACCCCGAAGGTATCGTTGACTCAATCAAGGACATTAAGCTATGTGAGCAACTCCTATCAGAGTTTCGAGGAGGTATCGAATCAGCAGTTCTATGTCGCACTAATGCTCCATTGACACGCCTAGCCTTGAACCTCCTCAAACACAAAGTTCCAGTAATCATTAAAGGACGTAAGTTTGCTGAAGGTATCATCCGATTGATTGAGAAGTTCGAAGCCAATTCAGTTAGTGAACTACTGATGCACCTCGAAGCATACGAGCAATTAGAATCCTCCAAACTCCTCTGTTCAACTCATCCTGAAAAGGATATGAAACTAGAAGAACTCTCAGACAAATGTATCGTTGTCCGTATCTTCTGCGATGGGTGCTCCACTGTTGAATGTGTGATTAATAAATTCAACACCCTCTTCTCTGACGAGAACAAGAAGAATGTAATTACCCTCTCTTCCGCCCATCGCTCAAAAGGTCTAGAGTGGTACAAGGTCTACATCTATCGACCTGAGCTACTACCTCATCCAAAGCTAGCTGCTAAGTCAGAATTCAATCGTCAGCAAGAAACCAATCTGACTTACGTAGCCCTGACAAGAGCAAAGTTCCATCTCTGTTACGTTACTACCACTATGAAGGATGTTATCGAATGAGTGCTATACTGACTGGTCTAGGAATCAGGATTAGCTTCTAGTTAATCCTGATTCCTACGATTATCTACTTTTTCAACAAGAGAGTAGATAAAACACATTTAGACGCTTTGGAGCAAACTAAATTACTCCAGACTCGAAACGCCAACGACGAAATAACAAATGAGCATCTATGTTCAATCAAAGAGGCCCTTTGGCATCACTACCACTACATTATGAAGCGAGATGTTAATTGAGAGACTGTAACAACAAAACCCAATACAATATGGAGTCAATCAAGACAGTAGCGAAGTTCTATACTAAGCTCAAAATCTTGATTGCTCCAGATATGTTGGAGATAGGGATGTATCTCTATTCTCCTCGATTAGAAGCGGTATTCAAAGTTGTAAGAATTCACTACAATCTTGGAGTTCCTACTAGCTTAACGGTTCGCAGAGCCATAGCGAACCATCCTGGATTAATTGGTGACATTACACAGTGGACCCACGTCTATCCCAAAGCAATCAAGCTACTACCCTCAAAGGCCATGACTGTCACTGAAGCTATCCGTTGCGTTGAAATGCCAGTTCACTAATTAAATCAAGTCCTTTGTATTACTGGAGGAAGAGATAATGCCTAGTGTTAGAACCTGCTCTCATTGTCGTGGAGTTACTGCTCACTGCCCTCTCTGCGATGGGAAGGGTCATATCATCACTCAAGACGAACCTAAAGTGAATCTATACGGTCTAGAGTACCTTCCCTCCCCTCCAGAAGATCAAGAGTTCTCACGTATCCTCAAACAGTACTACGAAGATGGTAGAGAAGCTGGCTATGTCGATGGATTCATATCAGCAGACGATAGACTCCCTGTTCTCATCTGGTGGGTCCTGATCGGTATCTCCTTCCTTCTCGGCTACATTTTGAATTCCTAATCTTTTCGTGAAATTTTTCTCTTACCCCAGTTGATTCCAATCGATATAAAGTTAAAGTTAATCATGTCAGAACAAACTTCAATTCTCGAATTTACTCCACCCAAGACGAAAGACCCGATCATGAAAGCCTCAGTCTATAATCAATTGACAGACCTCTTCCCAATCAGCCCGATAAACGCTGTCTCCTCTCTTCCTGAATCGTTAGATGCTGGTAAGACCCTTACCTACATTGCACGAATCACCAAAGACGAAATCAATGCAGCAATGGTCTTCTTCACTGAGGAAGACCCAAAGTCTAAAGCATTCAAGGCTGAAACCTACATCCCTCAGAACTGGAAGCTAGCCCAGGTCTACGATGCTGAAGGAATGCCTCTCAAGGAAGAAATCGTTACCACCAAGAAGAATGGTGACGAAACAGCTAAGCTCGTTCTAGTCAAGCGTTGGGAACCCACTCACTTGAAGCGTAATCGAGTTCCAACCACTGGTCACATCAGCAACCTCAAACTCCGATTCGCACGAACTGGATACCGTCATGAACTTCGCTCAATGGTATTCGATTGGGATGGTTTCTGCTTGGACGGTCAACACTCGTTGCTGGCCCTATGGCACTACCTGAATGATTACGAAGTTGAGTACGTCGATATCGATGTGAAGTTCATTGGCAAGCCTAAGGGTAGTGCTGATGCTTCCTCACTCTTCCGCCTCTTCGATCAAGCAATGCGTAAGCGATCGGTTAAAGATGCTCTCTCTACCATCACTGGTATTCCTGATGGATTCGCAGCAGAGATTGCTTCAGCACTACGCTTCAGTGTGCTCCTAGCCAATGGCCGAGGTATCAATTCCTCGCGATTGACCCTTCCGCACATTGTCAACGACAAGCAGAAACCCATCACACTTCAAGCAGATGATGTTGCTGGTTTCATTACCGATTCAGAACCATTCGACTACTACACCGATCTGCTAACTGAACTGCTGAAGTCTACCTGCCTCATCAATCCAGAAGACGATAAGAAGGGTGAGCGTATGCCTACCCTATGTCACCCATTGGTATCCGGTCCAGGGATGCCCAACGCTCAGTACTACCTCACAGCATTCGCAGATTGCTTGTTCGACTCGCAGCAGAAGCTTAGTGCTGACAAACTCTACGCTAAGTTCCGTGAGTTCTTGGAAGAAGTCTACAAGGGTGCTGAATCGAAACACAAGTGCGTTGTTAAGCTTTGCACCAACAAGGTCAAGAAAGCAATCGAACAACTACCCGCTATCGAATCGATGCTGGCTGCTTACCTAGCCGGTGACGATACCAAGAAACTCAGCAACAAGGTCATGACCTTTAACGGTATCGAAACCAAGTACCATGAATGGCTGACTGCTAATGGTGGTGAAGTCTCTGAGACTGAAGACGCTGAAGAAGCAGCGTAACTCAGTATCACCTACTGAATAACCAAAATAAAACCCCAGTTGATGAGACTGGGGTTTTTTCGTTGATTGAGTTAATAAAATCCACCGAACACACTAAGGTTTTTGCACCCCAACAGCCTCAATGTTGATCCTGAATGTACTCGCTGCAATGCAGGTCATCATACGAGTCAGCCATTCCCCAGTGGTCCTATCTGCTTCAGGGATTAGGTCACCTGGAGTAGGACCAGCAAAGTAAGTGGTAGAGACAACTCCAGCAGCCCCTACAAGGAAGATATCACCACTTGTAGCGATGATACCATAGCTGTTGAGCACTCCAGGTGTCATAGAGATACCTTTAGCTCCAGCAGCTAACACGGATAAATTCGAATCCGCAAGCATCCATAAATTTGTGGCAGGGTCTAAATAAATAGCCTTACCAAAACCAATCGTTTCACCATAGATTGCTTTAGGCACAATCGATGTATTCGCAAATGGTCTAACTCCAGTAATGCCCGTTAATGCAGCCATGATTCTATTCTCCCTTAATCGTTAATTAATTCTACTCTTTCCCCAAGAGCTTACATTCTATTCCAATCAAGCCCCACAATCTAGGGCTGATCGTTACTCCCTTCCCTCCAGAAATACAAGGGGGGTGGGGTAGCACTTTCCAGCATTTTAGCCGATTCCAAAATCCGTTTTTAGAATTCAAATTTTTTGCCGTTATATAGAGAAAATTTTTTCGAGTCTCATTTTGAGAATTGATACTGAGAATCAATATCAATAAGCTTTGTGCTCCCCGTCCGCTGTCCCCAACTTGCATCAGAACAACGCACTACACCGGATCGCACCTCCCCGTACTTAAACAATAATTTGCACCTGAGACGTGCCCCCGTCCCGGAGCATCTACTTGTTCTGGACCAGGAGCCCCGTACTCGGTATAGTTGATTGTTACGCTCACATCCCCCGACCCCGGTTGCTCACTTGGCTAGATCAGACTCCTTTAACTATTTGGACCATTTCTCCCCTAACTGGTTTGAATACTAAGTGTTCAGTAATACTCAGAATCTTTTCTAACAACGAATTCTCTAGCGTTTTGTTGAGTTTTGCGAATTCTGAAAATTTCTAGAGAATCCCTACTTGACTGGAATTCTGCTGGACGATACGATTACTATCAGTAATCGGTTTCATAGTTGCTCGCACCCAGTTCAAAGGATCACACAATGTTTACAGTATCAGTCCTCGATTCCAATGGCCAATGGCAAACCACCACCGAGTCTACACTATCCGCATGTGTCAAGCTCACACTAGGTCTAGAATGTCGTTGGGCAATTCACAGTCGCGAGCTTGAATATAAGAATTTGCAGGCTCAATTGCTCGCATCGTCAGAATGTAGATCCGATCAACGTCGATACGATCACACCCTACGATCACTCATTCAGCGTTGGGTAAAGCGTGTCACCAAAACATCCCCTATGCTACTCCTCAGTTCCGATTGTGATAAACTCCGCTACTGGTTCCGATTATCCGATACTGAGTTACTGCGTATCCTCAAAGTATCATCCGCCTATCGGTCGATCTTTGGTGACCGATTCGCGATCGATGCAAACCCTGAATTGTTCATCGAACAAACCCCGTTTACTCACTTTGACGCTTAATCGTTCCTGTTTCGCCGATCACACTTCGCAATTCCGTTTTCGTTTCATCCATTCTGAAAGTTAATACCATGCCTCGCCAATCAAACACTGAAACTGTCATTCACAACTGGGCACACTCACGCACCATCGACCGCGACAATGCTCGCAAGTCCGAAGCTTATGAGTCTTCCAATTGCAGCAGAGACGATAACGGTAACCTATATTCGTACCGAACTCGCATTGCCAAAAAACATGCAGACCGTTTCTTTCTGTTAGACTCCTATACTTACTCTGTCACTACATCCAAACAACTAACATGGGCTTCGCGATCCGCCTTTGGGACAATCATCAGAGTCCCAAATGTAGGTCCAGACTGCAAAACCTCGCATATGCAAAACCTGGAATATCTTCAGGGCAACATCCGATCCGCAGCATACGCTACACTGAAGGACAAAATATATCAACCGCGATTGCGGATGAACTACGCTATAGGCTTCCTACGTGATTATCTAGCCCATTTCAAAACCGCTAAGAAGTACTTGAACAAGTTCTGGAAGCAGGTGTTAACACAGCACGCAAACGCTTCGGAATCGAATCCAGTGGAAGCACTATTCGCTGACGACCTAAAGAAAAAAGAGACTGCTAAGCGTATTGCCACAGCACTCAAGACTAAACAAACTCGCCGGGATCAATATCGCCTAGGTTACAACCTCTTCCAATGGCTCATCGGTACTGAGTCTCATTGTCCGATCAGTCAGTATGAATCGGTCACCGCCAGTACTCTCCTTGAATTCGGTCCAGATGTTAAGACTCTGTTCAACGATTGCCAAACCCGCGACCTATTCGCGATCAGACCTGACGATATTGAATCGATTAAAGGCTACCCCACAATTAATGAACTAATCGATTCCGCTTATGACGGGTTAAAGTTCATCCAGACCTGCTTCACTTCCGAATCGTACCTGCAAGAATACTTGGCATGCAAAGTATTGATTGAAGGAAGAGTATCAGAGTACACTCCGCAAGACCAGAATCTAAGTTGGTGGGTTCGTAATAGAATCTCCTCAGCGATCAGTGTGCTAGCTCATCCTGAATTGGTGGCGGAGCACTTCCAATTGCAGGTAAACGTATTGGCCGATAATCTCCGCGATCAGTTTGAGGCTTTGCCGACCCAGTGGGCATGCGGTTACAACGATCGGACAATCGAGAATCTTAGACTATCTGAAACTCTCAGCAAACTCTTCAGCACTCTCTATCGCCCATACGTCGAAGAGGCTTCCCGAATCGCGAAAATCGTCCAAGTGGAAGATTCGCGAGAACGGGAAGAGAAACGAGCACTAGGAATTGCACAAGCCAAGCTTGACAACGCCGAAAAGATAGCTGCTTGGCGGCTAGGAAGCTACGTAGGAACTCTACCCTATGATGTTGGGTATCTTCTCAGGATTAAAAATGATACGGTCCAATCAAATCGAGGTTGCGATATTCCGATCAAGTTCGCTAGGGCAGTATGGTCACGATTGGTACGGTACTTGAATGGGGAACTCTCAGCCGACAAACTTCCTCGTCAATGGGGTGCGTATTCATTTCACCCAGAAGATAATACGAGCCTTGACTGCCTAGTAGTGGGCTGTCATCGTATCCCTAGGGAAGAGGTATTCAGCATTGCGGCTCAACTGGGTTTACCTACTGACCTCCAATTGGCGATAGAACATGCCGCTGATTAATTCCAGCGATCACACATCCCTCCCAGAAATACAGGAACGCAAACATGGTTACCATCGTCGATCACATGAAAATTGAGAATCCAAATTCCAGCGGTCAAGGTTATTGCATCGTCCACGGAAGCAACCTATATCATCACCTGATAACGCTGCTGGGGTTCTCATACTCGCACACCACACGAATCGGGAAGGGCTACCAGGAATCGGAGCCCTACGCCCACCACACCTACACTCGAATGATTGGAGGGAAGCCGTTATATCTATCAGTGTCATACAAAAGAGCCTACTGGGGCTTGGAGTGCTCATTTGATTCTAATGGGCGGCGTACCGTAGTATGCAACCTCCAACCGAATCGGATCATTCATCCAGGTGACTCAGAGTATCGTAAGATCACAACCTACGTTAAGCGTAGGGTTCGTGATCTTCAGAAACGATACGCTGGGGTAGAGACCTATGACGTAGAGCTTACGGACACCTATGGAGGTGAGGCCAACTATTCATGGGTTCGTCGGGAAGTAATCCAGGTTCCGGGGGGTTCATCACGAACCCAAATTGTACGTAAGGCAAAATCGGCCATTGGTATTACCGGACGATGCCTCAGGACTGAGTGGGAAGATACTATCGAACTGCGACCTAGTGGCTCATGTATCGTTTGCTTCATCACTTACAAGGAACGCGAATCTCCAATCGCTGGGGTTCAAAGTGTCGCTAATTAATTCCGACGATCACACTGGAACGAATGGGGGTGGCCTAATCCCATTCCCATTCGTTCCGGTCCCGAGGGAAGGGGCGGTGTTGAGTATCCTTCCACCATTCAGAATCCCCCCAGTAGTACTATTCGGCACTAGGGGCTACTGGGTGGCTGTGGGCGATAGTGCTAAAACCCTCTGCAAAGCCCTAGGCTGCCCTGTAAACCGCTCTAAGCTGCAATTCGGATATCTAGACTGGATTGCGGTAGAGCGTGTCAAAATCGATCCTACGCGGTTCAAAGACACACCCCTCTATCGGCGTATAAGTACTAGCGTGTTATTCGTAGGCTGATCCTAATTCATTCTAAACATTTGCGGAGCGTACATTATGGAAGTAGTCAAAGATGCTAATGGGAAAATTGTCCAGCGGTCTAGAAACCTAGCTGGAATTCGCAGGTATGTTTCGAACCACCTGATAACCAAGCTTTGCGTTGGTCGGATTCTATTCGACGGCTACAACGAAGCAAAGCTTGTAATTCAGTTTGATAATGGGTGCTACTTTGTATCGGAGTGGGGTAGCTACACTTGCCTGAAGGGCTTTGTTCGCAGGTGGCGTAATGTGTATGGTGCTCCGTTCGAGGTTGAAGGTGTACCATCGGGAACAGTGAGCTACCATAACCAAGCCCTGCTGGATAGCTAGAATCCTACTCCTATGTATCCGTTCCCATTTTCAGCCCTAGTTAATAGCTAGGGTTTTTTCGTATCAATTGATATCGTCAATAAACCTAGTGAGAATAAGTAGTGAGGAGGAATATACAATAATATATAACAGTATGTGGGGATGAGTAAAAATAGGTGTGGGGTAGTTCGCGAGAGTAAAAATAGGTGTGGGGTGTATTGAGGTATGAGTTTCCCCACAGCTCACAACATTCCCATTATCATCATAGGCCCCGCTCCCCAAGCCTCTCATGCTCTTATCACTATGATGATCTAATCCCCGCTCTCTATGATACTGATGTACTCATTCCTTGTTCGCTTTGCTCCAAGCGATCTATATCCCCGTTCCTCACTGGTCATGTATTATATATTAATATGTATGTATGCATGTATGTACGTATGTACGTATGTATTATATATGTGTATCCCCTCCCTCAGCGTACTAGATGTAGATGCTTGTTATGATCGGAGTACGGGTATTGATGGTCATAGCATATGGCCGCATCTGAGTACCCGAGTACGGGTAGTGTAGTCCAATCATGGTACGACAATGTGTTCTGATCGTGTGATGCTGTAGAGTGGGACCGGGGAGGGTAGTGGGGAATCCCTGCTAGGAGTCTTTTAATGATTCTCTCCCCGACTAATAAACAACCGTTCTATCTTCTAATATACGATACCCCTCCTCTACCTTAATACTGTATTACTTTATTAAGCTAAAATACTGATATATGTTATTGAGTACTCTTAGGGCGGGGATACCCTAGCTACAATACGGCCCTTGCAAATTTTTTATGAGCTTGGTAAGATATACTTATACTACTCAACACTCTTTTGAAAGGACCTTTGAATGAAACCAGTTACTAACCTTGTTGGCATTCGTTACGGGCGTTTGGTCGTCCTACGTCTGTCTCATACCGAAGTGCGTGGTAAGTCAAAAAAGAACTATTTCTACTGGCTCTGTAAATGTGACTGTGGTAAGGAAGCAACAGTTATTCGAAACAACCTTAAATCTGGAGCTACCCAATCTTGTGGATGTTTGGCTAAGGAACACCGAAGAGGAGTCCAACCTGGAAACAAATTAACCTTTCACGGCTACGCAAATACTAAAGTGTATTCAGCGTGGAGAGATATGGTTCATCGTTGCCACAACTCCAAGTGTAGAAGTTACAAAGGATATGGAGCACTCGGTATCACTGTCTGTAAACGATGGAGAACTTCATTCGTAAACTTCTTAGCTGATATGGGCCTCCCTCAGCCTAATGAATCCATCGATAGAATTAAACCTGAAAAAGGATACACCCCTTCTAATTGCCGATGGTTAGACTTCGATAAGAACAAAGCTCGGGCTAGAAAATATAGAGGAAAGAATACTCCTTCCAGGTAAATAGGATTCTCAGAAAGGTTATCGAATTCTACCTATTGACTTGTCGAACTCTAAAGTGTAGGATTCGGGGAATGTTGTTCGAGTCTCATTTTGTAGGAGCGTGTTATGGAATCGATAGTGTCAGTCATTTATGTGTTCTTCGGATTGATAATGGGAGTTTGGGCTTCAATCCTTACTGATCGGATAGACAACTGGAAACTCAAAGCTCGGGACTGGGAGAGGAGGTTCGATCAAGCTGATAAGGACTATAACACACTCCTCTCTGACTATGAGAGCACTATGCTAGCACCTATCCTCGATTGGTACGATAGTGACGAACAACATCCTCGGGACTGTTTGGAGATTCCGAAGGACTTGATTAAGGATCATATTGAAGATCGGAAACAGTTGAATAAAATAGCAACAGAAGTAGTTACGACCTACGAATAGATCGCTAAACCAAAGCAGTAATCTCTCCCCTCCAGTAATACTAGGAAACTAAATTATGAGAAATTTATTAACTCTCTTATTGTTCATGGGACTTGTGAGTACTACGTATGGAACCCTTCCCCATGAACAGAGGCTTATCGATGCTGCTAGGAAGATACGGTCTTCTGACGCTTACTTACAGAAGGAGTATGAGAGGAAGCTACGTTGGGAAAGAGTAAGACAGAATGCTTACTACTACCAGCTTAGACAACAGCATGTAATTTACCTTCCCGTTTATATTAGTTCAGGAAAGAGGTACTAATGCAGTTACCTAGACTGTTCATAGGAGGATCACTAGATGGGAAGATCATTAACATCAGTGAAGATAAACCTCATTTAGAGCATAAGATAATAGGAGGTGTTGAGTACTATAGACAACACAAGTTTACTCATCGAAAGTTCAATACTCCGATTGAGATTACCGTTTATGCGTTGTTTCCAATTCCAGCTAATGAAGTAGAAAGAAGGGTCCAAGAGTACTATGCCTGAACAACAAGAAAAACCGACATTTATCCAGCAACTAGAGAGATTGGTTAACGCTCACAGCGTTGAGAGGGAATCGAACACTCCTGATTTTATCCTTGCCAAATATATGTGTGCTTGCCTTACTGCTTTTGCTACAGCAACAAAGGATAGAGCTAAATATTACGGGACTGATCCAAGTATCGTAGACCAACTCAACGGAGACGCTGATGAACTTTACGATACAATGGTACAAGACTAAGTTAAAGGAGCTTAGGGCAACGATCAAGTCAGAGAAGTACTATCAGACAAGGTACTTAGCAACAAAGGAAAGAGAGGTTAAGTTAAAAGAGAGAATTAAGGAGCTAGAAGCATTAGCACTACTCCGAGAGATTGAACATAATCGTCATGTTCGGATGCTGAAAGAGTTAATTAAATCCTATGAAAGAGAACAGTAATGCCAGCCCAAGATGATCCAATTATCGGTTCCTTACTTTTAGAGACTGAATTCCAACGATACTTAATCTCACAGTACGATGTGGAACAGCTCCTTCCTCCGGCTATTAAGGAGATGAGAGCTATGTTCATGGCAGGGGCTTCAGTGTCTCATACGATGCTATCCCAAACCATGATGCAATTCATGTTGACCCAGAATACTCTAACCACTGAACTTGAGAATTTTGTTAAAGGAGTCAATGGTGACACCGGAACTACACCAGCATCCGATGAATCGGACCTCATCCTCCCAGAGCGTTCCCCGATCATCATTCCTTGAGTCTGTCAATCAAATAAACATACTTGAAAGGGATATTCTGTATAGTGCTCTAACCGCAGAGTCCTTTCGATTAGTTTATGGTTCGAAAGTGAATTGTGGTCGAGAAGAATGCAGACAGGGCTGCTATTGGTCAGACCGTTGTAAAAGAGATCAATTAGGAAAATAAACTCTTTTAGACCATTGACTGAACCTTTTCGCTTCTCATTGACTCTCGTATACTATCCTTGGTGTACGAGAGTTTTTCTTTATCTGAAAAGGAGATTACGATGTTAGTAGACTTTCACGGTCTCCAACCAGACCCTGAAGCTTTGCAAGAAGTTATCATGGCTAATTTGGGGGAGCCCATTGAATTGGGGAACGGGTTATGGGTAGACTTGGGGGGGTCAGAAGACCTTGACCCCCAAGAGATAACCCAATGCGACAACTCAGAATACTAAGAAGAATCAGCTCGCTACCAAAAACTGAACCAGTAGTCGAGCTAGTTCCTCTGAACGATAAGACTAAGGAAACCCTTCTGGAGGGGATTCTAAAGAACCACAAGAAGGTGGGGATCATTCAAGACAAAGCGTTCCTAGGATGCTCTCTAGGGACGATTGCAGCGTGCGTAGGGGTTTCACCCCAAACCTTCTCCAACTGGGCGTACAGAGGGCGTGAGGACTGTCTAAAGTACGATCCAGAGTTTACCCTGACTCCACACATGAAATTGTGGAAGTATCTACAAGAGGGGTATTCACAAGCCCGCATTCTGGCGGAAACCTCCCTAGCCCAAAAGAACCCTGAACTATTCTTGAAGTCCAAGACTAGCCAGCTTCTGGGGGATGATTGGGTAGAGTCTAAGATTAGTTCTGAAGAAGAAGAAACTAAGACTAGACTGGATGTTGGGGCTAATTTGATAGCATCCTTGAAGCTTGCTCGTAGGCAGGGTTTGGATATAAACTCGATTCTGGACCTTGATCTACTCACGATCAAGACTGAGGCTCCTAAGGAAAAAGAACAGGATTTATTAACCAGCAATGGAGTTCTGTCTAATGTGTTTCCTTCCTTACCATCGTCTCTAGCGACTAACATAGAAACTTAGGCTATTGATTAGCTTAACTTCCTACGCTCTATTTTTTGTAACTCTTGCTCCATTTCTCCTTTTCTATAGGGACTATTACATGGCTAAAGCTACGCCGAATCCTGAAGACCAAGAACTCTTACGTCAGATTAGTAAAGAGAACGGACCTGAAACAGTACTTCGTGTAACAGGTGCTCTTACGATGAGAGACCTAGTTATCGCTTCTGCTCTACAAATGGGTATGGAACGAATCCTCAAGACCTATATGCTTCAGGGTAGAATGGGTGATAGGAGACCCATGATTGAGAGGGCTGCTGTAGAAGTAATTAATTTTGCAGATATTATGTCCAACGCTTTTGATGTATACGAAGCGAACAAAGAATCCAATGCTTAGGTACATCGGGATTGATCTAGGCCAAAAGGGATCAATCTCCATTCAGAAGAAACCTCCATTCAAGAAGCCTACTCTAGAGCTACATTGGTTCTGGGGTAGGCATGGTGGAACTAGACTTCGTACTATGGGTGAAGATGAATTGGCTGATCTTCTCCGAGAAGTCTTTGATTCCCCTGCTGAGACTTACCTTACGATTGAGGCTCCAGTGTTCATGCCTCTCAATGGTAAGAAGTCCATAGCGTCTATGCATTGGTATTATGGATTCGTTGTAGGAATGGCTAAGGCTTTCAACATTGAATCTATTTGGTGTCCTACTCCTAACCAGTGGAAAAAGGAAGCTTCAAGTCCTGGGAAGGATAAGACCAAGATGGTTAAACTAGCTACTCGATTGTTCAAACACCCTCTTATCAATGTAGAGACTGCTGATTCAGTTCTAATCTCTGAAGCATGTAGATTAAAATTTAGGAATGCGTAATGCACATAAAATGGAATCGCGAATACATTCCAACGGAACCTTATGCCACTCAATTAGCATTCCTGTTACTTCCTCACTTGGAAGCCTTCTTTGGTGGTGCTGCTGGAGGAGGTAAGTCTGAAGTTCTTCTAATGGCTGCTACTCAGTACGTTGATGTGCCTGGGTATGCGGCCCTTATTCTTCGAAGAACTTTAGTTGAATTGACTCAACCTAAAGCTCTGCTTGATAAGGCTCATCAATGGTTCAGCGGTACTTCGGCTAAGTATGATAGTCAAAACCATACTTATTCGTTTCCTACCTTTTGGCCAAATGGATCACCGGGACACCCCGCTAAAATTCAATTTGGCTATCTGGGGGAGTATCAAGCTGAAACTAGATACCAAGGTGCTGAATATCAGTTCTGTTGTGTTCCGGAGACCCCAGTTTTAATGGATGATAAGTCTTACAAGAAGATTGGTCTTATTGAAGTTGGTGATATGGTTTGGACTTTGAACGGTCCAAAACGAGTAACTAAAACACATAAACTTAATAAAGAGTGTGTTCTAGCTGTCACAAGATACGGACTTCAGATTCAAGGAGTCAATCATAGGTTTTTGACACAACCTCTCCCCAAGGCCGTCGATAAAACCAAGGAATCGAGTACTTCTTTAGAATCTTGCAAGCAAACCTTGCCACTATTCCATGATCCTTGTGAAGGTCTCGAAAGGTCTTATCAGGGTCTTTCGCGTACTTCCGAATTATCTTTTGAATCTCAGGAGTATCTGAAGAAGGTACTTTTCTCTTATCTAGAAGATGGTCAAAGTGATTCCTCAAAGTTTGATGATGTACTCCGAGTAGTTCAGCCGCTTTCAAAGTTGTCCGCCCCTTCAGTGCTTTTTTCACTTCCTTTGAAGTCAAAGTACACACTCGATAGATCGGATTGTTCTTTATATGATGCTTTCCATGATCCGATTTTGTCTTCAACTCTAAGTTATCAATCCGGTTATCCGTTTTTATTTCGTTCTTATGATGAACATCGTACCCCTCAGGAAGAACAGAATGAACGTCCAACCAAACTAAACGATGTTGTGATACCATCTTTGCAGCATTCGTTGAAATGTGTGGATGGTATTCAAGAACATAACCTTGCCTGTTCAGCTTCGTATATCCACCCATATACGAATCAGGATATCCTGGTCGAGAAAACCAACGCTTGTCACCTGGATGTTTCCACTTCATACCTTTTGTCATTGCCTGGAACCTTTGATGTTTGTGATATAACCGTTGAAGACAGTTCACACTATATCACAATGTGTGGTCTTGTCAATGCCAATTGTGGTATTGATGAAGCTTCTCACTTTGAAAATGATTCTGCGCCAACTTATCTCTTTTCTCGATTAAGAAAAAACGTATGTCCTAAACATAGGTTAAAGAAATGTCCTGATACTGGAGAAAAAATACCTAACTACGTTAAAGGATGCAAAGTATGCTCAATGTATGAAGGGTTACCTCTTAGATTCCGTATGGCTGGAAATCCTGGAGGACCTGGACACCACTGGATCAAAACTAGATATGGTATCCACAAAGAGATATACACCGATGAAGTAGGAGAGAAAAGAGTTAAATGGGTAGGACGATACCCTCACATGCCCTTTATCCCTTCTACACTAGCTGATAATGAGTTCATCGATCAAAGGGGATATGCTTCTAGTCTCGATCGATTGGATGAGATTCGTAAGCAACAACTACTCTATGGTGACTGGGACATCTCTCCTGATAGTAGATTCAACTCTCTACATGCTAAGTTCTACACTTCTAGAGGAGACTACTTCCAACTAGGTCCGTATGTCATTAAGTTGGAGGACTTCTTAGAAGTATTCGTTACTGTTGATCCAGCAGCATCGACTATGGAAGGACCCATTGACGAAGTGACTAATAAGAAGAAAGGTCCTTCGTATACTGTTATCTCTGTATGGGGTTTGACTCCAGACTATCAGTTGGTATGGCTTCACATGATGAGGTTCAGAGAAGAGATTCCTTATCTGATTGAGCAAGTCATTCGGATTAATAAAACCTTCAAACCTAAATATGTGCTAGTCGAAGCTAACGGATTAGGGATTGGTCCTGCTCAGATTCTTGCTTCTAGAGGTGTTCCAATCATGGATCACAAGAAGAGTAAGGATAAGATTCAGAATGCTGCTAGTGCGATCTATCGTATGAAGAAGCGTAGGATTTGGTTCCCTGAAGATGCTCCTTGGCTCCAAACCTGTATGGATGAAGTCTTCTCTTGGACTGGTCACCCTGGAGTTCCTGATGATATTGTAGATACACTATCTGATGCTTGTAATTATGTTTCCTCTCAAGGTGCTGGACTTGATCCAGTTATGCAAATGGAAATAGACTATACGCAGACACTACCAGATAACTCGCCTGGGTATTACACCGATCCTCCAAGTATTTACAAACCGTATATCTAGAAAAGATATTCAATTTAGCAATAGGGTTAATATTGACATTCCTATTACGTGCTCTAGAGTTGAGCGTAATAGGAGACCCCTTAAGTGACAAAGACTACTAAAAAACCTGTTACAACTCGCTTCACCAAAGAAATCGTAACCGAAGGTAAGTATCGTACCTTCGACCGAAATGGGAAGAAGACACTCAAAGAGTTGACTGCTGAAGACATTGATAAAGCAGTTGCAACCTTTGATAAGATGCGAAGCAAGGGTCTCAAAGTTCCTGCTCCTTGGAAGCATGACTTCGGGATTACCACCTTCACCAAAATTACTGAAGGTGATGGAGGACTCCTAGAAGACTCCAGTAAGAACGCTGGATTCTGGGATAAGATGTTCACCAAGATCAATGAGAAAGGTAAGAAAGTCCTTTACGGTGAAATTGAGGTTCCTGGATCAGTTGCCGATACTGACTCTCCTGCCAGTAAAGTAGGTTCTTCAGTCCAAGACGTATCGATCTACATGCGTCCAACCTATGAAATGACTGACGAAACTGGAGAGATGCTTGAGAATGTGCTTATGCACGTTGCTCTAGTGACTCATCCAATTGAGCCTGGACAGAAGAACTTTGAAGTTCTCCCTGATCCAAATGACGTATACATTGCTATGTCAGAGTATGAGGCTGATCCAAACGATCTACCTGAAACTGATGTTAGCTTTACCGAACTTTCTGGATTACTTGCAGAAGTAGCCGGAATTTATTTGCCTGCTTCAACAACTGCGGCAAGTTTAGTTTCGAATCTGACTGTTGCACTCAATCAGTTGAAACTGATGAGCAAGAAAGAGTCAGATGATGATGGTCCAGAATCGACACCTTTTAGAACGGAGCCTATCGTTATGAGTAGCTTTACTCAAACCCAGTTAGCAGCACTTACCAAGACCATCAATCCTGATACTGGCAAGCCATTTACGGCTGCGGAATTGGGTGCTGTAAAACAAGAACAAAAAGGTCCTACCCAGGATCAGTTGGTTATGTCTGCAATGGCTAATCATCTTCAGGATCAGAAGCGTCAAGGTCTCCGAGAACGTATTAACAGTCTCGTTGAGAAGGGTCAATGTCCTAAGGCTTTTGCTGATACGGAATTGTATCCGAAAGCTGATAATTATGTCCTGGAATTCGATGGACAGAATGTTCGCACTCAGCCTGTAGAAGCGATCATTATGTCACTTCAAGCCATGCCTGCTAAGGCTCCTCCAAAATCTGAAGCATTCACCTATGGTAGCTTCATCGACAACGATGATGCTGAACTGAGTGATGAAGAAGGTGACAAGATTGCTGAGGCAATGGTCAGTCTGATCTAGGTAACTACCTACAACTCCAAGCGTTCTCTCTTTCAAAATCCATAATTTAAGATAGGTAGTTATCAAATGTACGACTTTAGTGGTTACCAGATGATTCCAGGAGTTCGAACTGAAATCGAACAAGTGGTAGCAGCAACTGGTTTAACGTGGAGTGAAGCCTCACAACTTCGCTTTCTTCCTGTTCAAATTGATGGTGCTTCTCGGGATGCTGGTAACACTGGTTTTGTCACTGTACTACGTCCGAACTTGCTAATGGGCAAAATTACTGCCACTGGCAAGTTCAAACAGTGGGACCCAACGGCAACTGATGGTAGCCAGATTATCGGTGGTGTTCTGGTTCATGAACTTGTTATGCAGTTCATGGGTTCGAATGCTGATCGATTCAGCGGTACGCTTCTAGTTACTGGTGGTGTGTATGCTCGGGCTCTTACCCAAGCAGCACTTACTACTTCAGGCATTGTCGGTACTGCTGAAGAGTTCAATATTCGTGCTCAATTGAATCGATTCTTCCAATTGGACGACGATCTTCAGGGTGGTCAAAGTGGTGGTTCAGGTCGCGGAATCACAATTCTAGCTGCCTCTGCAACTTTAGGTGTTGCTCACGCTGGACAAATTCTTGTCATTCGAGGTGCGGTAGGTGCTGTCAACTTGACACTACCAGCTACTCCTTCAAAGGGTCGTCGTTTTGGACCGATCATTAACGTATCGGATCAGAACTTAACCATTACTGCTGGTACAGCAGATACGATGGTAGTTTTGAATGACTTGAATGCTGACAGTGTTTCATTGTCAACTGCAAGTGAAAAGATCGGTGGTGCTTTTGATGTTATCGGTGATGGTACGGGTTGGATCGTTCTCCCAACACTTTGGGAAACCCAGACCCAGACTATCGTAACCTAATCTTTAGGGTTGGGGTTGGAGTGGTCTCCCTCTGCTGTTTCGTCCAGTGGGGGGAGACTTTTACATTACTAAAAATTTTCTCAACTGTAAGGATTATTTACTATGCCGGGTGTATCCTACGAACAGCTAATGAAGCCTACTCAGGTAGTTCGGGCTGTTGCGAAACTCAATGAATCGTCAACCTTCTTCCAACGCTTCATGAAGATGGGCATTAAAGATGCTCCTGCCATTACTTCAAAAATGCGTATGTTTGGATACGATACGTATTCGAATACTCGTACAATGGCTCCTGCTTCTGCTCCTATGGCTCCAGCACCTCGCTTAGGTTTGAAGCCTACTGGTATGGTCTCGGTTACAATGGTTCGTACCATTGGATCGATTACCATCTATGATGAGAAGGTATTCCAATCGCGTCCTATCGGTGGAAGCCTCGGCGAAGTTGATGCTCAAGGGCAGAAGTACATTGCCCTTCAGTTGAATCACTTGAGTACTATGTTCCGCAATACTCGGGAATTTATGGTCTCTCGTATGTTGCTTGGTGGATTCGGTTTGAAACCTGCTGCTGGGGATCAGTACCGTTTCTGTGAAGCTACTGATGGTGCTGCTACCATTGTCAACGATTATCAGATTCCAGCAGAAAACAAGGGTAACCTAAACGGTTTGATTGCTACCCTTTGGAATGACCCTGCTGCTGATATTGTTTCACAGTTCCTAGCACTTGCTCAGCGTATGGCTCGTACCAGCGGATACTCCCCTAGTGACGTTATGTGTGACAGTGGAGTTATTGCTCCTCTGTTTAATAACACTGGGCTTTCGAAAGTTCGTGGTACTGCTAATCGTATTTTTGATACGTTCAGCAAGAAGCCTCTTACTGAGTCAGATGCTAAGAGTTCAGCAATGTTCTCTATCGTGTTTGGTGGTCTTCCTTGGATTACTTTCCACGTTATCAACGATGGTCTTAATTTGGATGAATTGGTTCCAAACGAATCGAACCAAATTCTTTTGGCCAACTTCACTCAGTTGGTTCCACCTAAGACTGCAATCATTCTTCCTCCAGTGGATGGAATTTGGTGTGGTTATGCTCAAGGATGTGAACCAGTTCGTGAAACTGTCATGGATATGGCTCCTAAGGAAGTCACCGGCTTTGGAGTATGGCGTACTCCTGCAATTAACCCTGGACGCTTCGACGTTACAGCAGTTGATAATGGTATCCCTTGTCTCTTCCTGCCTCGGGCAGTCAACGTAGCAACAGTTCTCCCATAACGGTTGAGCTTTGATATAAGTTCTCGGGTCTAGCCGGCGTGGCTAGACCCTCTTTCTCCCGATCCAATGAGGTTTCTGATTATGATTCGTTTTCTGGTCTGTCTTGTATGTGCCCTACTACCATCGGTAGCTAGTGCTCAATTGTTTCCAAATGCTTGGTGGAATCAGACAAAACAAGTAGGTTCATCTTGTCCAGGTGGGGTATGCCCTACTTCTGCTGCTCCAGTTCAAGCCTACACAGCTACTGCTAATGCTCCAGGACATTGGAGTTATCCAGGTAACATTGATGCACACCTAGAAGGTACTCATGGAGTATCTACTGCTGGTCTGAGTTGGCGGGAAAAGTTGAATCTTCATGATGCCCTTCATGAAGGTAAGGCTATGCCTATTAACCCTTCTACTAAAGCCAATTACCCTGCTCGTTCTAGTGCTTCGTTTGGATCAGCAGGTTCAGCAATGAAGTCCTTCGGTTCTTCTGGAGGGGGAAGCTTTGGAGTAGGCAGTAGGGATAGGTACGGTGATGTTATTACCTCCATCGGACCTACGTACAGTGTTGCTCCCCCAGTTGCTAAGACTTCAGGTTGTACTTGTGAGAATTGCCCTTGCTATAAGTTTAAGAAAGCTGAAGCTGAAATCAATAGCCAAGCTTCCTTTGCTGCTCCTCCATCTGAAGGAATCTTTCAAGGTAATAATTTCCGCAAATCTTTAATGGCTGCTGCAAAAGAAGCTAGAGACAATGGTGATATCTCAGCAGCAGAATACCTTAAGATCAGTATTGCTTCTCGATTCCCTGAGGTTGCTCAGCACTTAGAAGCAGCACTTCAGGAAGCAGCAGCAGAGCAAGGATTGGCCAATGCTACTGGGGCTGTAGATTGGAGTAAGCTTAAAGACTTCTTTAAGACTGTTCTACCGATCATCCTCGAATTAATTAAACTCTTCGCTGGAAACACTCCAATGGATTCTGTTAATACAGAACCCTATGTGAGTATCGATAACCTCTCAGGGTACTTCTACGATCTAGCTGCTTAGGTCTGTACTTAACTCCTTCCCCTTCCTGTTCTCTTGACGAAAGACGAATAATGAAAAACTTGATCTTAATCCTCCTGATGTTAATCATAAGCCCTGCTTATGCTCAACTCAAAATGACTGAATTAAAAACTCAAGTATGGACTGGCTTTGATAATCCGGTACTTGGGAGCAATGGAGAACTAACTACGGGACCAGACTCCAAGCCTGTAGTGAAACTCTCCACCAAATACGCATTTGATGCCGCAATACCCTATAAGTTCTATCGATTAAAGGTAGAGCGTATTCCTCTGGGGGAGAAGATTGCTGTGGAGAAAGCTCCTGATTCGGAAACCTATTGGTTCCGTTCGGGTGCCACTGCTGGTAAATACAAATTTGCATACGATGGATTTGATCCTGAAAAGGGATTCATCGATGATGAGTGGATCGTTGATTACAATCCTTCTACTCCCCCTCCAGTAGGACCAGTCGATCCGGTAATACCTGATGATATTCTGAATGGATTGTCACTTGAATCTAATAAAATCTTCAATGTCTTTACTACAGCTATGGCTAATGATATGAGAACCATAGCCCAAGAGATTAAAGCAGGGAAGATCAAGACGATGTTAGAACTAGGGGCTAGAGGTAATGTCCTAGACCTAGCTACTCGTACCAATTTCAAAATGTCTATGGGTAAGGTTCTTCAACCTCTCCTAGGTGACGCAGTTCTCCCTCAGAACGCAGACCTTATTATGCTCCAAGTCGCTACTGGTTTTGAAGGGAAGTAGTAATGGACTATACTCAATTATTAGGTTGGGTTCCTTTCGAGGAACGAACCGATGAACAAAATGAGATCCACAATGCTGCTGTAGCGAAGATGCCTGCCTTTGGTTTGGTAGGGGAAGTTCCTCCAGTAGGGACTAAGATTCTCCTCACTGACTACTGGAAGCATCCTGACACTGTAGAACAGCTTGGATTCGCGTTCTTAGGTTGGCATCAATTTTCGGGTTCGTGCGTGGGTGTAGGTGGGGGCAACATCCTCCAGACTACGAATATCCTTGATGCTCTCCTTCGAGGTCAGCCAGAGCGTATAGGGCTCATTGCTTGGGCTTACAACTATGGTCGGTCTCGGCTATTAGCTGGGATGCGTGGTCAAGGTGAGGGCTCAATGGGAGCTACCTTTGCTAAGAGTGCTTCTGAAGATGGTAGCTTGTTTTGGGATAAGACTCTTGGACTCCCAGACTTCAAAGTTGCCGATCAGCTAACCATTGGTAAGAGTCAAGAACTTATTTGGTCTGATGGTAATCATGCTAGTCAAGCTCTACGCAATGAAGCTAAACCTCATAAGTTCTCCAGTGCTCCTGTTAATAGTGGACCTCAAGTTCGAGACGCTATTGTTAATGGTTATGGGTGTACTCGGGCTTTTGGTAAGTTTGCTAATCCTGGGACTGCTACAGTTAAACATGGAGCATTGATAGGCTCATATAACGGTAGAGGTGGACACCAAGAGGGCTGGGTCGGTTATTGGAATCATCCAGACCTAGGTGAACTCATCTATGAGATGAATCAATGGGGTGCCGACGTATATGGTACTGATCCAGGTGGTGGTGCTAAGGGAGGATTGTGGCTTCCTTTGGATTTAGTCCACAACGAATGTCAATCGCAGTACTCCGAAGTGTATGCGTTTAGTTCCTTTGAAGGATACCCTGCTCAACCTAAGGTATTCGACTGGTCTAAGCAAAGCATCTGGAGTTAGTCTTTTCGCTTGTAGGGATGTGGATGATGCCAGAAATGCCGGTAGGAGATGGTGGTTGGCCTGCTTGGATAATTACTTCAACATTGGCTGCTCTAAGTGGAGCCATTGGTGGAATAGTGACACTAGCTCGAATGATTCAAGGTCAATACCAACAAACAATCGAGACTCTTAAGAGTGAATTAGGAATGCTCAAAAATGACTATAAAGAAATTGAAAAAACCTTCAATACTAAATACAAAGAACTCGAAGATGTTTGCGATGCTCAATGGAAAGAGATATCAGATTGCAAACAAGATAGGGCTGCTTTGAAAGCCAGAATGGAAATATCAGATAGAGAAAGGGCTGAGATTAAAGCTCGGGTTTTCTCTTCTGAGCAAAAGATAGATACCATCAACTCGGGAAATTAAATATGGCAGCTACTTCTTTCGATGTTACCGTAAACGGAGCTACAGCTAAGTATAAGCTCCGAGATGGTTGGAATAAAGTTTCAGTTAACTTCGGAGGAGGGGCTGCTGGAACGGTGACTCCGAGATACTATCCTAGCCCTACCTCACAACCTTCTGCTGTAAATATTCCTGCTCCAGTCTCAGCGGTATCAACAACAGTAAATACTGATTTTGATATTTCTGGTGGTGGAGATATTGACTTCAATATTGCTGGTATTGCTGGCACTATTTCCATAACTATCTATCCGCTATACCAATAGTAGTAACATGGCAACTAGAATTAATACTAGATCGAATACTCGGTCCAATACTCGGGTTAATGCTACAGATACTTATGGTAGTATCGTAGCTCCACCTTGGACTCCAGCATCGTTAGGTTCTAACTCCCTCCAGAACCTTAGTTCTCCATTGTCGTATAACGTTTCCCAAGTTGCAGCTCTTCCAGTCCTCACTAGCATTCCAGGAATACTAGCCCAGCCTCGCTCTGGTCGATGCTGGTTGTTTGACGGAGTTGACGATTACGCAGTAAACAACAACTTAGCGGCGATTCTAGCCGGTGATTTTTCAATCGGTCTTTACATGAAAGACTTCACCGTCGCTGGTTATTTCATGTCGGCAAACGGTGCTTCTAGCTTTTTACTTTGGGTGAACAGTTCTACCGTACTTTTGATAGGCAACGCGACTGGATGGGCACAATTCACAGTAAACTATTCAACAGCTAAGCACTATCTAGCTGTCCACAATACGGCACTTACAGGGCTTGCTCGTTTCCAATTGTATATCGACGGTGTTCTGCAAGTTCCCTATACAACTGCTGGAAGTTATCTGCAACCTACCAATACCGGCCCGTTCAACATTGGTCGAAGAACAACCGGAGTATCCTATACTGGCATCAAAGCCTGGGATATGAGCTTTTACACTGGAATTAAAACATACGCTCAAGTAATTGCTCATGATCGTACTGGACTTGTCGGTGGTTACTACTGTTCGGAAGAAGCCGGGACCATAGGATACGATTGGTCAGGCAACGGAAACCATTTAACGCTAACCAACATCACAGCGGCTACGTTTCACGCAGCGGATACATCCGTTAATTACAGTGGCCCTAACGAGCTAGGTAATACATCATACGGCAACAACCTATTAGCGATCACGAATGATCTTACCTCAGCAACATGGATAAAGACGGATCTAACAGCAACGCTAGATAATTCTGATTTACCATCCGGTGTAGTAGGAGCAACTGGCTTTGTGATTACTGAGGATACCGCTAGCGCGTTCCGTGCAATATCATGCAGTACTGCGGCAGGCGACGTGGCTGACACCTACACAGCCTCTGCATATCTAAAGGCAGGCACTGCAAGTCTTGCTCGAATTATGGTATCGGATGCGGCTTCAAACGGTGTAGGTGTAAACATTGACCTGTCCACAGGGCTACTTGGTAATACTACATCACTTGGAACAACATGGAAAATCCTGGCTACATCTGTATCAAGCATCGGCTCTGGCTGGTATCGGTTAATAATGACATACAGTCGTCCAGCATCCTCCGCTGGAAATGCGTCGATAGCGATGCTTGGAACTAATAGCACTGTTTGGAGTCCTGGCTATGTAGGTACGAGCAAAACGATACGTGTAGCTTCCCCTACTATTACAAGAACATCGACGGCATTGCCATACAGTGCTAACGCTTCGACGACTGCATTCCTGTCAAGTATTGTCATTCCGCGCAACGAAGCGTCACCTACGCTTGATTGTACTGGTAATACTCTTGGTTTCGCAGGTCCGATCATGCTTCCAGGTGTGATGGAAGTACCTTGCATTACTGGTGACGGCGTTTCGGCAAGCGTTAATCTCGGAACCCCTATTCTTCCATCGACGGCGGATTTTTCGGCAACGCTTTATTACTATCATCTGGCTAACAACACCACTCGCCAGTGGGTTTTAACCCAATGGACATCGGCCACTGCTAACCGCTTTTCGATCATGGCGAACTCAAACGGAGGCGGCGGTACTGCCGGCGCGTTAGAGGTTGTATGGAACGGAGTTAGTGTTAATACGCTTGGGGCATTTGTTGCTGCTACGTGGCACAGAATTGACATTGTGCGATCCGGTACGAATATCGTCACTACGGTAACACCGATCGGCGGATCAGCATCGATCAATACAATGCCTAGCGTCGGTACGGTTCTGCAAGTCAGTACGGAATTGCTTGACAAGGCCGGGGCATCATTCCCTAATTCCGGCGCAATTGCAGGGTTCGCAGTCACAACGAGCGGAAAGACTTATTACCCGCTATTCGATCAGTGTGGTCCGGGTAGCTCGAATACGAATCGCGATTTTTACATCATGTGTTCTGATGGAACGGCGGTGGCGGTAGCTTCCGGGATTATCAACGGAACTGTTTCGACTATGTTTGCGGCTCGCTGTCCGTACGCTCAAGATTGGTGCATAAACAACGGTGGCGGCATCGCTGCCAACGGCTCGTTCGTGCCTGGAAAGGTTGCATCGGCAAACGATGCAGCCGGAAACGCCAAAACACTCAGCGTCGGCAAGCATGGAAACCCATACTCCCGATTACTCCAAGACTATTGGAACGCTCCATCATTGGTAAATATTGGATCAACCTCTGCTGATAAGTACGCACCTGGGTACGATGTTCAAAACGAATCGGTAGTAGATACCAGATTCCGAAGAACGAAAACCGATGGAGACGATAGATATCTTGCAGCAAGAACGGCTCTTACTGGAACTGACAAAACTAACGCACAGGCGTATGTAGCATGAAAAATGACGGAAAATGTTGGATTCATATTCCTACGGATATATCTGATCCAACACTTACAGACGCAGCTACCCAGCAAATTAACCAACTCCATCAGCTACTAGGCAAAGCCTTAGTAACTGCTGGACAAAGAAACCCTTACTATGACATCATCACACAAATAGGAACAGCTACAGGATCATCTATTGATCGAACTGTTCCTCTTGCGTGCTGTGGACCTATCTCTAAGTTAGAGAGGATTCCACTGTCCTTAGTAGCCTTAGTAACTGCTGTAGGTGGTGACGTAGAAGGATTGCCTGTATTCTTCGAATTGAGTACAGACCCAGCCACTACCCTCTGTCCTTTCAGTAGTACCGGCGAAATGTGGTCTACTTGGGGAACCTTTGGAGCTAGTCATGTTCCACAGCAAATCGGAACCAAGTGGTATCGATCATCTGCTGTAGGAGCATCAGGAGCTTTAATGTATGCTTCCTTGTGGGCTACTGTCTCGCCGGGAAATGTTAAATCGTTGTCTGAATACTTAGCAATTGCTCAAGGAGCCTAACCATTAGTACTATAGTTCTAGCCGCCAACGTATCTGGCAATGTTGACCAAGGCGATAAATTAGTAATGGATGTAGCCATTGCTGATGAAAACGCTAAACGACTTGCTGAAGGAAACGTACTTCCTCAACTTCCTAACGTCACAGCAGCAGATCGTAAGAACAGTTATCAAACCATACTGTCTCAACGAATTACTGCTGCTCACTTACTTAATGTAGCTGCTGCCCTAGAAACAGTTGCTGCTACAGGAGTTGCCAAGCAAATCAAGCAAGCAATTCCAACTGCAACAACTGCTCAACTTAATGCAGCACTAACAGCAATCACTACCTAAGCTAAATTTTATATAGTAGAGACAATCTAAAATGCCAAGTGTAACTGTAGATAGTACCTACTATACTTCTTTAGCTGAGATTCAAAGACTGTTTTCAGTAGATGCTGTTGAGAATCGAAGAGATGATTATACTGCATTAGAGCCAGACTACGTAGACACGATGAATGAGATAATCATCAGGGCTCATTATGAAGTTAAGAGTATCATCAATAAGTTGTTTGATGACTCTGTTGCTAAACCACATCCGTGGATTCGAGCAAGAGCAACCTACATCGGAGCGTACTTACTTTCAATTCGAAGAGGTAATGACTCACAGTACTTCAATGAGTATCTGGAAGCTTTAGAAGACCTTACTGCATTAGTAAACGGAGAACGATACTTAGATGACCTTCCGGCTAATGTTACAAGCCAAGCAGTCTTCCTGAATGTCTCATCCGACAATCGTTACCCATTCACACCAATGCGAATTGATCCTATCTCAGCTACTCCAGATGTTTCAGGTGTTCGATTCGTACAACGATACATCCCCTTCAGTTGGTTGTAACCCCGGCACCCCAGTTTTCTGGAGGGGAAGATGAAAATACCTTTAGACTTCAAACAATACAACCTTAGGAGGAACCCAACCCCAACAGAGAGAAGCCAATTAATTCTGTTGTTTAGTTCCTGGGTGCTGTATTACTTATTTGATTTGATACATACTGAGTTCATTATAAAGAGTAAAGGATACTCCGATTCGTTAGGCGTGAAATGGAAACCTCTAAGTGAATCTCGGAGACTATACAAACCCCTTCAGCGGGGAGAGAGAACTCAGTTCAAGATTGGTCGGAGGAAACGAACGAAGAAAGAACTCTTGGCTGATCGTAATCCTCCGATCAATATTGATACAAAGCGTTTAATAAATGCGTTGGCTCCAGGAAAGGTTATTGGATGGAAGTATGTTCCTCCAAACCCAGATCAACAAGTACTGATAACCGAGCAAGGGATTCAAATTAAGATTAATATTCCCTACGCTGACGATGTTCAAGAAGTAAGACCGTACTTCCCAGAGTCAATAGACCCTTGGTTAAGAATTGCAATTGAAAAAGCCACCCCACACTTGATAGCCGGATTTGCTAAATATGTTCTTATCTAACATCCTCACCGAAACCAAAGCGTTAATTGATTCCGTCGCGATTCTGAAAGAGTATCAAGTTCAGATCACTCCAGATGAAAAACCATTTCCAAGTTCTGGAGACAAGACGATTACGATTCACGGAAGCGAAGTTTTTCGCAAGTCGCAAAAGATGGCTGCTGAGTACGTTCTAACAACTCACATTTCGATCAATCGAAAAATGGGGAACCTCCCAAATGATCGTCAACGTCTCGCGTGCTACTTAGAAGAAGTTACTGCTCTATCATCAGTGGGTTCCATACTTACACTACTAATAGATAATAGTATTATATTATATAGTAATATAGTAAGTAGTATAGAGAACAGTAAGACAAGTATAGTAAATCAAATTTCCTTGTCAACCCCCCCATCGCCCGCTTCAACTAGCCTCTCCGATTTGGTGGCAAATTTGACGGTTCTCCAACCCATTTTAGTCTCGGGTTTCTCAGGGACTCCAATTCCTCGATTTGATGAGTTTTTCCACGCTTTTAACACAAAAAGAGGTGTTGAAATACCCTTCGGAAATGATAGAATTCAGGAGTCCGGTTGGAGTATGAAATTAGCTTTTCAGGGGCCAAATATGGTCCTCAAAACTCCCTGCTGATCTGCGGAATTAATTAACCGAAAAAAGCCAAATTTCCACCCTGTTTTTGCGGATTTTATTAAATGAAACGGAATTCACAGGAAAAGCGGTTTGCGGAATTAATTAGCGAAAAAAAGCTGAAAACCCGGTTTTGGAACTGCGGATTTTATTAAATTGAAAAATCTTTTCCGTACCGAAATTGCGGATTTTATTAAACGAAAGTTCCCCAAATGTTTGCCAAACGATGCCAATCGTGCCAAAACGTGTTTTACACAAAGTCCTTACGAGAAGTTGCTCCCCCCTGTGAAAAGTGTGGTGGAACAGCTTTTATAGACCTAGCCAAAATCTGTTGTTTCATTCCTCTCCGAGAAGGAGGGAACCACCTCCATACCTCAGATGATATCCCTCTGGGGTTCCCTCCTGATGTATCTGGAGCTTCTGGAGTACAATGGCAGACAGCATGTAACTCCAAAGTTCATCCAGTCAATGGAACGAATCAACCATTGGCCTGTACCTGCTATGAGTGTGTCAAGTATCTCAAAGACAATAACCTGATGGACCCCAAACCAGTGGAAGTAGACGAACCTTCTAACACTGAGATTGTCTTTGAAGGGGATACTCCTCCTAATCCTTTCGCCCCTTAGAACTCCCTTCTAACCCCTTAATTAATTCCGTTAGATCACAAACTTAGGAGAAGAGTAAATGGCTCATATCGCAGGTGGTTACTCAGCAACTTACAATGCTGTTGCTATTGGTCAAATTGATGATGGGTTCGAATGGGACTATTCCCAAAAGGTTCAAGACATTGATTCGGACCTTTGGAGGGCTCGGGAAGACGGAGTCTACCAAGGTGTAGAGATGAACATCAGTTTCGTTCTCAACGAGCCTACCCTAACAGGTGTTCAAGCCTTGTTGTGGCCCTGGACCATTACTAACGGTGATGCTGGAGTTACCGGGGTTCTAATGTCAACCCTTGCGTTTCCGTTGATCCTTACCAAGTGCACTGGTAACGCAGCAGTACCAACCAGCCTTACGTTTACTCGGGCTGTTCTTTGGACTGAAGCAGTCAAAACTAAATTAGCCGGAGAACAACGGAAAGTAGCAGTCTCACTTGCAATCCTCCCAGTTCCGAAGTCTTCTGCTGCTGTGATGGGCTGTGCGGGTGGAGTTTTCTACACTTTCACCTAATAGCTTCTCTCCCTCCAGAAGGGCTAGCCCTTTCTTTTACTCCAAAGAGCTAGACGATTAGTTAGCTCTTATTTTATTCAAGGATCATCATGGCTGGGTTCAATATTAATATTGGCGACGGAAACATTGGACCAGCCAATTCTAATGATATTCCTCAAGGGGAAGAGATTAAGGATATCCCTAAGCAAGATCGTAAGGGGAGATTGATTCTTGAGAAGCGTATTCGAGACTTCGAAAAAGCTGTAGACAAGCTACAGATTCGTTTGAAGTCTCAAGTACTTACTGCTGGAGCTATGGCTCAGCAAAGAGCTAGGGCTGCTAAGACTCCTGAACGATTAGACGAAATAGTCTCAGGGATGGCCGAGAAGCAGAACAATCGTATCCAGGGTCTAGAAGTAGACCTTATGAAATCATTTGATGCTATCAAGACTTGGATCAAAACTACTGGAGGAAACGAAGAAGACCTTGCCCACGTTAAAGCTATCTACGATGAACTTGAGTCAGGCAATTTAGCTGATGCTCCTGGTAAAGTCCAAGAGATTATGGATGCTCTTAAAGAAGTATCCCAAAAGGAGATGGTCAATAGGGCTGCTAAGAAAGAACAAGCTGAAAAGGATTTAGAAGCTAAGAGAACCAAACGTAAGACTGACCACGAAGATGCTAAATTTCAAAAGCAAAGGTTAGAACAGCTTAAAGCTTCTGCTAAAGTAGAAGCTGATTTAGCTAAACGAGAATACCTTGCTAGTCGAGCTTCAGAGTTGGAAATGTCTCCATTTGAAGCTATGACTGACTTTATTGATCGTGTCCTATTGATGGGTCGGAGAGGTAAGGTCTCTGGTTCAGGACACGCTAATCGTCAATCAAAGATATTGGAAGAGGCTGAGAAAGCAGCTCAGAAGAAATACAACGAACTAACTGCTAGTAATGTACCTTCTCCTGAAGAAGTTGCTAGGGGCGAACGAAGTCTTGCTAGGGGTGAAAGTCCTGTTCCCCCTCCAGTAAATACAAAGGCTTCAGATGATGCTGTAGGATCAAAAGCATCTGCGGGTTCTTTATTTGCTAAGGTAGCTGCTATAGTTGCTGTAGCAGCCATAGTAGACCAAGCTATCTCCAGAGCTATTTCAAGTGCTGGAAAGAAAGCTAGAGACCTAACCAGTGGCGACCCTGGAACTGTAACAGGTGCTGCAACTGGGGCTGATATACCTTTTAATTATGTCGGTAAGGTTCTTACTGAAATTGTATCAACGCTAGATAATATCGCTAAGAACACGGAACAGAAGACACTTCCGTTTAGTCCTGAATTGATTAATGCTTCGATCAACAAACAACTTCTGTTCCTTGATATGAACATACAGAGAGGAGAGAAGCTTGGGTCAGTACTTGCAGACATTTCAAAGTCTCGTACTATGTTGGAAGCTTCTTCCCAGCGTTTGGCAGATAAGCTGATTGAGACCTTTGGACCTACGCTGTCTGCGATTATGGAAGGTGTTGCTTTTATCGTAGATGCCACTACTTTAGTGGTTGATTTGTATAAGAATGCAATCGCTAGAATGGATAAGGGTGGTTCTATATTCTCTTCAACCTTCTGGACCAGCGTATTCTCAGAAGCTATGAAAGATGCTCAGAATCGAAATAAATCTCCACAAGTTATTGGGGATGTAGAAGCATTCTTGAACAATAAGCAAGATGGTCCTGGAGGACGAAACACTAACACACCTATCAAGGGAATTTTTCAATGATCGATTGTTCGTCCTTCATGCCGGTTAGCTATGGTTTATTCAGCTTTGCTAATTACTCGATTCATACTGATGCTAAAGTAGTACCTGTTCGTGCAGACGATGGGATTACGATTAAGTACTACAAGACTACGTTTGAAGTTAAGTTCATCTTAGCTAATCCTAGCGGTACTGATGATGAATTCGATCTTATTAAAGGACAGCTACTTACCAAAGGGTTAGAGTTCCATTTTGAAGGTAGAGGGTTTGGTAACGTAATTTCATTAAATGGTCCGGGCAGTACCTACACTGATATCAACTATGGACCTATTCCTGAAATCCTTGAATGGAAAACCTTAGGCGGTAATCTTGCTGCTGAGGTAACTTGGAGACTAGAAGCTACTACAACAGCCTGCCCTATTCCAGCCGATCTAACTGTAGCTTCAGCAGCACAATTAACGATCCTCTCATTAATCGAAGAGACAGAGATAGCTTTTAATGAAGAAGGTGCTGCTGTAATTACTACTTCAGGTTCCATTGAAGTTGCTGGTCAATCCGGAAAAAGAGGACTCCTAACTCCTAACGCTCTTAAGATATTTGCTGCGTACTTCGATAAAAACCAACTTCTTAACTTCCAACGTACAAGTAGGATTACTGTTCGAAGAGATCAACGTACTCTTGACTATCAAATAACTGACACGGAAATTGCTTCAGAGAATCCGTTCTATCGTTACATCGTATCTCAAGAAGTTTCCCATTCTATTAGTTCTAATCTGCTTTCAGATAATATATTTGAAGGTTCAGGATTTAGAACTTGGGCTAATGATATGAGTGGTGAGTTCACGGTTAAGCCTGGAGAATGGAAGGGATGGGCCTGGGTAGCTTTCGCTATCTACATGGCTAATCGTCGTAATCGATCTAATTTCTTTGCAGCCCCAATAGATCAGTTCCTAAAGGATAACAAAGAACCGAACGATAAAAAGAAGGAACTACCAAAGCAAATTCCTTTAAGCATACGAATCAAGGAATCTTGCAACTCTCGCAAGGTTTCTGTAAACATGCGATGGGTTACTTATACTTCTATTTTGAATCTATTTAAGTCAACAGGGATGTTCTATCCCGTAGATGTGGCTTGGAGTGCTGTAGAAGATGGAAGAGTTCCTGATAACCTCAATACTGCTAATCCATTTTCTCGGGCTGATCAATGGTCATTGTGGAAAACTAACATTGGTGGGGTTCAGGGTAGTACCGGATTTCGTAATCCTTCTCTACCAACATTCAGTCTACTCTTCGATCTATGTACTGCTGACCAATCTTCGTTGTCAAATTCCCGTCAATCTTCTTATCAAAGTCAGAATACTCCTGGAGAACCCGTTAGACCTTATAGAACAGATAGTTATGAGCGGGACACAATGCCCTTAGGTAAAGGATCATATGACGTTTCTGCTTACGGTGAGTACCTGGATGGGATTACTCCAGAAAACTCATGGATTGAATACGTCCCTTGGTTCTTGATAAAAGAGTTTACAAATTCAGGAATACTGCCTACCATTACTAGTCAGTTCCTGAATAGTCGAAAAGCCTCTTCCTTAGAAACCTCTTCAAAATCCTCAGTTGGGTTTGGTATTAATGGGGCTTCAGCAGCAGCAGACCAAACCCCATACAACAACGATATCATTCATGTTCGTGGAAAGCCTATTTACACAGTGCGGTCAAAAGGATACGCTATACGAATTGGTTACGAAATTCCGTGTCCAGTCATTTCTCAGATTAATAATAGAGATTGTTATCGAATCGGAGAAAGCAGCTGGTCATGCAATCTTTTATGTGTGTCGGACCAAATTCCCATTTACATGGCGACTTGGGATAATGAGTATGCACTTAAAGGAACTGCTGAAAGCAACGGTATTGTAATTGAAACTTCTGGACGATCAGCCGAATTTGCCTAACCCCAAAGGACCATCATGCACGAATTATCCCTCCCAACTGCTGAGGAAACATCCGTTAAGATCAAAGTAGGTGGTGCTGAGTTCATCATCGACTACTTTGACCATCAACGATACGTACAAGAAGCGTACACTCAGATGAAGGTCACAGGTCAAACTTCTAATGAGGTGTTCGCATCATTCGTAAGTGAGATATATGAGAAGAACCACAACATTAAAATCTCCAATGGGACTGCAATGGTCCTACTTGCTGAGTTTGATAAGATTGAGGAAGTTCTCAAAAAAAAGTTCTCAAGTTTGCAAGAAGTCTACGATTCTTCCGATTCTCCTGGACCCCAAGAAACGACAGAGACCTCGAACTCTTAGAGTATGCCCGAGTCCGTATTGAAGCAGAAGAGAAGCTTGCTATTAACGAACCTGTTCATTCAGGAAACATAAAGACTCTTATGCTTCGGGCTGGGTTCTCTTTTGATGATGCTAACAAAGCTGAAAATAGCTATCTAATTGGGGAAATTAAAAAATGAGTAGAAGTAAAGTTCAAACTGGTAGAGACTTGTTGGTAACCTACAACACCAACCCTACTGACTTTATCATGACTTCGAACTATCCTACTTCATTCTCTCCAGAGTATGGGCACAACTTTCCTCTCTTCAGGCTCTCCTTAGTTCCTACGATGAAACAGGACCCAAGGATTCGATACGGATTGAATCTTCTCAAAGGTCCTATCCAGTCCTTTGCTGCATTCGTTGATAGTGAAGAGGCTGAGAATCCCCAACTCCACGAGACCATACGAGAACAGGGTATCCAGTTTGTCTACGGTGTTAAGTGCGAAGACAAAGAGATTAAAGAGTTCATCATGGAGTCACTTAGCCAACTATGGCAAGATGGACTTCAGGAAATGCTTTTAGCTTTAGACTGGGGATTCTCTTGCTGTCAAGTTATGTATAAGAAGAAACTTGATGGTAAGATTCACTACTCCAGCATGAAACATATTCACCCATTCAACGTAGCTCCTAAACTTTGGAGAGAACAGCTAGTAGGTGCTCGGGTTCGTGGGGTACCTGGATACGAAGAAGGTAAAGAAATCGATATCCCCAAGATTATGTGGCACGTACACGAAAAGTCCCATCATCCTATCGTAGGTCAATCCCGTCTCTCTTGGGCGTTTGTTCCTTGGCATGAAACATGGGTCTGTTATGGAGCTAGGGATATACGCCGCACATGGTTCCATCGGAATGCCTACGATGGGGGGGTTATGCGGTATCCCATTGGAAGCGTAGGAACGAATGCTACGAACAAGATGGACAATAAGCAGTTGGCGATAGGGATTATGTCCAATCGTCGAACTGGAGGCTTCCTAGTGCTTCCAAACGAGTTCCAACAAGATGGTAAGACTCAGAAATGGGTCTGGGAACCTCCGACCGCTAGCGTTACCCCTCAAGGATTAATGGAATACCCAGAAGTACTACGTCTAGAAATGCTCGAAGCAATGGGAGTTCCACCCGAAGTAGTAGAGGGCGGTGATGGTGGTTTAGGATCATCCTCAGGTAGAGAGGTTCCTCTACAAGTTTATTACTCTTCCCTCTCTCCATTGGTCAACAACGTAATCAATGACTTCAAACGATTCGTACTTGACTACCTAATTAAAGTCAACTTCCGTAAAGACATTGACTACAAGATTTATAAAGTGATTCCTTTGAAGTCTGTAGAGATTACACCACCTGAAGCACCTGAAGAACCTGGAGCTAAACCAACTTCAGGTAAACCCGATCCTGCTACTAAGAAACCAGCAAAGAAATCTACACCTAAACCGGAAGCAGCATGATAACGATAACGAATGCAACTTCAGCAGTATCGATTGAGGTGTACGATCAGAAGTCTATCATTGAACGATATGAAGCCTTAGGTATCTCTGATCCAGAAATGGATAAGTGGAATTCGTATACCTATGGAATCTTCCCTGATGGAAGCTCTGGTAAGTTCGTTGTAGCTGCGGATAAAGTCTCAGTAATCAATACTGGTAAATTTGAAATAACACTTACCATTTTCAATAACGAGACTTATTATGCTATCACCTTTCAGAATCTGCTAGTCAAGTCAGTTAGTTACTTTGAAGTCCCTGTTACTTCCTGGGCATTGGCTAACCCTGCTACTGATGCTGAAGAGTCTCGTAAAGTAGCTATCGTTGAACTGGTTGACTACTCCGCTAACATGGGCGATATCTTAGACAAAGACTACAATCAAATCACTCGGTTAGCTCCTAAGGATACAGCTAATAAATTTGAGCCAATCGTAGGATCGTTATTAACCTTCCCTCAAATCATATCGGACATACTTACTAACCATCCGGTTGGGACTACAACCCTTACCCTATCGCATTCAGGGTTTCCAGCTTCATTCAAACCAAGGAATGTACTTATAGCTGGGTCAGCATTAAAGGATGTTCTAAGAACTATTGCTGATGCTCATTACATGGTAGTCTTCATTGATAAAAATGGAGTGCTCACCATGACCAATGCCCAAACTAGCTCTGAATTAGTACCAGCAAAAGATCAGCTAATTTATTCATCGTACGGGCCTCCAGCTTGTCCCACAAAAGTTGACGTTGTATTCTCTGAGAATGGGCATCAGCAGTCCAAACAACGAACTACTTTATTGATCGACTATCTAGGGAATACCGATACACCTTGGGCACAAGATCAAGTTTCACCATCAGCAACTACAGACCCAACATTACCAAACGTAGCTCGGACTCCTTCTAGTGGTAACGCTGAAGCGATCTACTATCCGTTCTTTGAAAATGACACTTACGGAACTCCCAACTCGAACTCCGAGTACATGAACCTTATCGCAGCACTAAAAACCAACTACGAAGCCAGAACGCTTCGAATGGTTAAGCTAGTATACAAAGACATAGTTTTAATTGAACCGTCAGCAACGATTAGTAAAGTTCGATACGTCTATTCTCCGCAGGGGATGTTGACCTCTACGTACTCTTCCCCCCCAGAAGGACTAGCGGTTCCCCCTTTAGTCAATCAGATCAGTAGAGGCTTAGAGTACGTTCCTCCATTCCTTAGGGGAACTGTTACTATTGGCGGTACTGCACCTACTACAGAAAATTCATCCGTTCAATGTGAACTTAAACTTCCATTGCTAGGACATACCGCATTCAAAGTTCCTTTCTTTAATGAATCTAAAGATGACGTAGCTGTTGGAGATATGGTTGGAGTTCACTTCAACATTCATACCAGAAGGTACGAACTAATTTCTGGAGGTGGAGGTGGAGGTAGTGACGAAATTAGATTCATCATTAAGAAGTTAGATTGTACTGGAACTACTCCATGCGTATGGGTACAGTGGACTCACTACACTGGATCGTGTGGTGCAATCCCTCCTGGAATTGATCCATATACCGGGTACATTAAGGTTATTGACAGTTGTGTTCTCTCTTACTATACTCAAGACTTCTTAACTGGAGGGGCTACAGGTAGAGCTACTTATTGGCATACTAACGCAGCCTACGGAGCCTCTTGCTCTGGTGTTTGGATAATTGATGCAATTTGCGGACAACCGGAGTGTGCATAAATGTTAGGACCAAACAAAGGAATGGGGCCTGTATGGCTCCAGAATGATGGTCTTAAACGCTGTTCCGAATTCCATGTTGATGTTTGTGACCCTCAACTAGCTGATCTTTGTTGTGCTGTACTTCCCTGTACTTACTGTCTCAAGTGGGAAGTATATGGGATGCCTGATGAAATAGGGATAGCTACCTTTGATAAGGATAGGGCATACTGGAAAGGGACTATCTTTGGACATACCTTCATTGCTTATTGGGAAAACAGATATGGAGTCTGTTACTTTGTAGTTCTGCTAGATGAAAAACAAATAAAAGCTACGAGCTGTAACGAAGGAGTTACTTGTAGAGATTCAAGCGGATTCGTAATGAAGACCATTGATTACGAATACGGTAAACTCTCCTGGACTCGGCAAGAAACTCAAAAGCTACCTTACGTCCAAACCGACGATGGTTGTATGGACTTCTTTTGTGGTACTTGTGAATGTGCTCCAAAAGAACTTTGTGCTATTCTTCATATTAAATCCGGTTCAGCAGTTCTCTTAGGTGAAAAAGAGATTGGGATGGACCCTTACATTGATCCTAAATGTGACGGACCCGAATGGAGAGGATCAGTACCTGTAACCTTTAATGTTCTTAAAAAAGATATAGACGTATACGTTTACTTATATCGAGACCCATACACTGGAGCTTGTATTCTTTCTGGGGTAGTCAACAAGCTGACTCTCCCTCCAAAAATCGTTACTAATTGTAAGCAATTAGACGTAACATATACTCTTTACGATGGTTCGATAGTACGTATCAAGTCAAAAGATTGTGGTTGTCAATCAACAGAGTACTGTCAATATTGTTGTCTCCCTATGGACTTCAGCAATCCTACCTATCCTGGAGGGGTTATCAAAGATATACCTTTCTCATATACGGGATGTGGTGGGGGTGGTAGTGGATTCTTTAGAGCACAGCCTGGAGATGAACCTTGCTCGACAGAAGTAGTCTTCGCAACCACGTTTACTACAGGTGGTTCGATGACAGGAACTCGATACCAATTCGACTTTCCTTCAGGTTATAACTGTCCAACTACTCCATGTAGCAATAGTCTAAAATTGTTTCTTGAGTGTACTGCTAGGTATGACAAACCTGGAGGGAACACTCAATGTAGTCGATTATGGTTATGGGTGGGCTCCTTACTCAAACAAGTAGGTGACGTAGGAGAAAGCCCAGATGGAGGAGCTAGCGGTTACTCTTGGAAACGAGTTCAAGCTAGTACTTGCACCTGTGATCCTGTAGGAGGAGTAGCAGCGTCTATACCCTTTGACATTACAATTGATTGTACTGCTGCAATTATTGGAGTTAATGGAGCGTGTGCTGGTAAACCAATTGATTGCTGTCAAGTATCTTGCGGTGGGACATTATTTATATGAAGTGCGAATGTTTACAAGCTGGGATGTGTACTAGACGGAAGTGTGAAATTCCTGATGTGCATTTCAATCGTTGTCAAGCTGGCCAAGTAGCAACGATTGACACCCTATACGACTACAATCCCTCAGTTCCACATAGAGCGGGCTTAGCAGTTAATCCTAGGTTCCGTAATGTTCTAGGAGTAGGCTCAACTCTGAAAGATAAAATAGCTGGACTCTTACAAGTTAAGACGGGTGGAACTTGTGGGTGTAATACCTTGGCTGCTCAAATGGACCAATGGGGTCCAGATGAATGTGATGCTCGTAGAGAGTATATCATTAGCAGACTTATGGAAAACAAGGAGATGCTTAAGGATAGCCTTGTTTCTCTAGGATCAACGGTACAGTCTATTGCCGGTTGGACTGTAGGTTTAGGACTTCTTGATCCAGCATTAAGATTAGGTGCTGGTTGGCTCCTATCGGAAGCAATTAAGGATGTTAGGCATAGACTGGAAGAAGCTGCCAATGTTCGGAAATTGGAAGTAAAGACAACCTTCAACTCTCCAAGAAGAAGACGCAGAAGAGGAGAAGGAACTCCTGTAAGAGGTCCTAACGTAGAGACGATTGATACTTCTAATTTAATCCGCAATTTCCAAATGCACATTTGGCCCTCTCGTAATGGGGCTTGGCAATGGAACTGCGATCAAGTAATGGAAAGGGCTTCTCTATTCAATGGTCGAAGGATTGTGTCCATCGCAACAGATAAAGATTCTTGTAGTGCTGGCGAAGTACGAGAGTACCTTAAAGACTTCACTACTGACTTTTTAGAGTTCTCTAACGATCCTAGCATTCGTGAAGTTGTTTCTTTCGTTCCAATGTTAGAGAGACAGCAATCATTAGACTCTAACCAAGTCACATTCTCCTGTCATAGTAAGATAGCAAGACACCACGTAGACGAACATACTGAAGACTCGACGTTGTATCGTTGGACTTCAGTAATGTACGAGACTTGCTTAGACCATTGGGACCTAGTTAAAGAACAACTAGCTACCAAAGCGATGACTGGGGCATTCAAACGATACGGCATGTTCGACACGTTCAACAATCATCAATGGCACTACTCTGGGACTTTCTATTGGTTCCGTAATCGAGATGTTTTCAATCGAGACTGGAGAACAGTGGATCAATTCTTTTTTGGAACTGAATCGTACCCAGGACTAATGTTTCATCCCGACGATACAGGATGTTTGTTTGCAGACTATTCCGACGATCTATATAGTCTTGAATATTGGAATGAAGAGATACAACCCCAACTAGAAAGGTTCCGTAATGAACGGCCCATTCAAACAACATAAGATTCTGGCTCATCTTCCGATACTCACCGATTATATACTGGGCAGTACTGAGTATCCTCCGATCTTAGTGGAGATAGACCTCACTAACCTATGTGCTTCAGCCTGTCCTTGGTGTGCTGGGTACTTAGATCGAAAGTGGAGTAATGCTACTTTATTTGCAGATGGTGCTTCCCCTTCAGAAAGACTAGAGAACTCAGTTCATGGAGTTAAGAATCTAATCTCAGAACTAAAACATTTGGGAGTTCAAGCCATTACTTGGACTGGAGGAGGAGACCCAACACAACATAAAGGACTCCAAGAAATTGTAGAGTTCGCAAGCTATGCAGGGCTTAAGCAAGCTCTTATTACTCATGGTGTAATTGACGTATCAAAATTGATACATCATTTTGAATGGGTACGCTTCTCTGTCGATGCTTCTACTGTTGAGGGTTACAGAGACCAACACGGTAAACCTCAACACTTTGCTAAGGTCTTAGAAAATATAACTAAGGCTGCGAATCGGAAACGAGATGAGAATTTAGAGGTTACCGTAGGGGTAGGGTTCTTAACTCATTTTGAGTCCTGGAAGGAGATAGAAACTTTTCCGAATCTTTGGAAGGATGTTCCGGTTGATTACATTCAATATCGTCCATTACATGACACACATGGAAAACAATGGGAATCAGACACGGATACTGTTATCGGTCTCATTGCTAAAGCTAAGGCAATTGATTCCAGGGTCACTTGCTCAGAAGTCAAGTACAAAGCAATTGCTAACGGAGAACCAGGACGCACTAAGAACTGTCATGGTATCTACTTTGAATCTGCAATAAGTGCAGATGGAATGGTGTATACCTGCTGTCACCATAAGGGTAACCTGAACTTTGCAATAGGTGATTTAGAAACAGACACCTTTACGAAGATATGGAAGAAGCATTTAGGTACGCGATTTATTGTTAGTGAAGATTGCCCTTCATTCTGTAGGCACTTTGGGACTAACCAATTTATTGAAGACTCTATACTCGTCCCAAGAATACATAAGGAATTTATTTAATGAAGCTTGAAATCGGAGGAGGCATTCGCAATCGGAAAGAAGACTGGATAAATTTAGATATCTGTCCTACTGCTAATATAGTCCACAACTTGGACTATGCTCCTTGGCCAGTAGAGAACGATTTTGCTGATATGATTTACTCCAGCCACTGTATCGAGCATGTTAAAGACCCAAAGATGTTTCTTAGAGAATGTGCTCGTATTGGGAAACTTGGATCAACTGTAGAAATACGTTGTCCAGACTCTGCTAGTGAAATGGCTATGGTAGTTGGTCATATCGGCGTAGTCAGCATTAACTTCATGCGACACGCAGACCACATATTCCCAGAAATGTATTGGGAGAACTCTCCTAAGAAATTAGCTCTCCAGCGAATTGAAGCTGGGGCAGATGACTTCTGGTTTAACATGGCAAGGGCCAATCCACTATTTAAGGATTGGCCAGATGGAGATATTCTAACTTGGCTTCCAAGGACTCGACACGAAAACGAATTCCACTTTATCGTAGTGGACAATAAGTAATGGGTCCAGGAACCATCCTCCACAAGAAGCTTGCATCCTTTGGAGTCACTTTAACAAGTAGCTGCAACTGTGAAGAACATCGTAAAACTATGGACTTCTGGGGTCCTCTGGAATGTCGTAGACAAATTCACATCATCATTGGTTGGATGCGTGCGGAAGCCAAGAAACGAAACCTACCCTTTGTAGCGTCCGCAGCGAAACTATTAGTCCTCTGGTCTATCCAGGAGTCAGAAAAACTTCTCAAAAAAGCTAAAGACCCAGTTGACACCGAACCGACTAATAGCTAGAATCCAGCTTCGACCGAAAAGGATAGTAAGCGGACTTACTTCCCTGCTACCTAAGCTTTGTGACCGAGGCAGAAGTAGCTAGGTCTTTTTCTCTTCTCTCTCAACCTCTAGAGGACATTATGACGAAAAAAGTTAAGAACAAGGGCGTTCAAAAAAAAGCGATCAAACGCGAATCCTTGATTAAGCACTTTGACTACGGATATCTTGACAGGATACATACGGGGTTTCAAGTAATTCGCGACTTAGTTTGCGAGCAACTCGTACAGCAAATTCGAATTGAATCTTTGATAAAAGACTCGGCAATCATCCGAATTAATATATCTGACTCAAAGGCTCATTTGTTTCAAGTAATCGACGGAGACACCGGAATACTTGATTATGAAACGAAGATTACTAAACAGCAATCACATCTGTTAATTTCTTCTGGCATTCCTTTCCAATCATAGTTTTGGACCGCAACTAGAAACACCTCTCATCCCTAGGACTGCTATGGCTAAAGTGTCTCGGGTTTCTCGTTGGATCAATGATATCCTTGATACTGAGGTACGAGTCTCTAAGCGTCTCGTTCTCAAAGGTCACAAGTGTATCGGAGCTAAATCCGGTCTCCCTATTAGCAGGTGGCTTGCTGCTGTATTCGAGATGAACGAGATGCGATGTTTAGCGAATCTCACTAACAAAGCAGTCAAACCTTTAACCGACGAACAGATCAAGTACAACTACGATCTAGAGTTTGGTAATCGAAAGCCTACAAAGTTCGGTGGTGGAACAATTAATCCAGGAGGAGCCTTAACCTCTGGTAAGCACACTCTGAATCATTACCGTAATAAATTCAAGCTAGGCACTCTCTATAAAGGTCAAGCTAGACCTATCCTCTATCCATTCAGGTACTCACCTGAAGGACACATAGTTAAGGATCGTGGATCGACTTGGTTCCCTACATTCACTGAATGCCAAGAAGGATGTATTAAGTACAAGATTGTTGATCCTCGATTCTTCACTGTAGCTGAAATGGAGGACATTCATCAGTACGCAGTACAGAAGGGAATATTCCATGCTTGGAGTATTCCAAACAACTCTGAACTAGAAGACCTCTATAAGTTCGTTCCTGTAAAGCTGTATCGTTGTATCCGTACCTATGATCTATGGAAGCACGATCAGGTACCTAAGGACTTCTCCCCCAGAAGTAGCAAGGCTCATCAAATTGAAGACGAAAAGGAATCTACAATTGAAGAAGAAAACCTTACCCTCGAAGAAAGACGAAAGCGTACCCTTGAAATCTACAAGATTCAAGACTCTTCCGAAACGGAAGCCTATCGTTTCGACAAAGACTGATGTTGTAGATAACTTAGCAGAACACTTTCTACAATGGGCTTGTTGTAAGAAATGTCCTCTACATAAACTCGCCTCCTGTAAAGTATTTCATCGCGGAGCATTCAGACCTAAAATACTCTTCGTAGGTGAAGCTCCTGGAGAATCTGAAGATTCATTAGGACAACCATTTGTAGGAGTTAGTGGTAAACTAATTGATTTAGCAATCTCTGAAGCTGGGATAGAAGGGAAGTATAGATCATTTACTAACACTGTTCTCTGTGCTCCGTACGAAGATAAGTCAAGGTCTTCATTCAGAGAACCAGCTAAGGATGAGATGAAAGCCTGTTCTCCAAGACTTAAGGAGATTATTGAAATCCTTAAGCCTGAAAAGATTGTAGCTCTTGGGAACAAAGCTAAACAAGCTCTAACAATGCTCAAGGTAGACTTCCTTGCTTACGTTCATCCCGCCTACATCCTACGTAAGGGAGGTGCTGAATCAGTAGACTTTAAGCGTCTTGTGCTCCAACTCAAAAAACTCAAACAAGAACTCGGAATATGAACAAGCCTTTGAAGGTACTGAAGAATAGGGAGGTTCCTCCTTACCAGTTAAAGACGAATCTCCAACCTCCATGCAATTGGGACCTCTACCCTAACCCCAGAGTCAAGCATGGACTAAGCCAGTCTCTCATGAACAAGTTCGTTCTATGCAGAGAAAGGTTCAGACTCCGAGTAGTAGAGGGTCTTACTGTCAAAGACTCCAGTAAAGAGGCTATGGAGTTCGGTACGATTTACCACAAGGCATTAGAACTCAATGCTCAAGGTAAAACTACTTCCCAAATCTTTGCCCACTTACAGAAGAAAGCACGATCAAAGCATTACGATCTAAAACTTTGTAAGCTTGCTGCTTTGATGGTTCCTTACTACCTCAAGTTCTGGAAGAACCAACTGAAAGGAGCTAAGTACATTGAGACAGAGGAGGTCTTTGAAATCCCTTATCAAGTGATGGGTAAGACCATAATACTTAGAGGACGTAGAGACCAATGCTACATTAAGGAGGGTCTTCTATGGCTTCAGGAGAACAAGACTAAGAGCACAATCAACGAAGATCAGATACAACAGACTCTAGGCTATATGCTTCAGCCTATGCTGTACCTGCTCTCCATACGACACGACAACCCCAAGATTCCTCTGGGGGGAATTCTTTACAATGTGATTCGTAAGCCCCAATTAAAACAGGGGAAACTCTCCGATCAGAAGTATTTGGAGAGAGTAGCAGGAGATATTGAAAAGAGGCCAGAACACTACTTCAAAATGTTTGAAGTCCAAATCGATGATGCTCATCTCAAAATGT